GCCAACCCAATTCCTAACCTAACTTAAAACAATATTTTATTCAAGATACTCCTGTATATTAAAGTATATCTCTACTCCATTTGCAACCTTATCTTGTGCTCCGCGACTAGTCCAAAACCAGTCATGTGTAAATTCTCCTTTAATCTTTTTTACCTCCTTGATAATTGGCTCGTCTCCAATATGGCCAAACACTACTTTAACTGGAGTATCGAATTCGAGCACTGCCGCGTCTTCCCAATCCTTGTCTCTAATAATCGTGCACTGATCGTACTTAATTTTTAGTTTATTCTTTTTTCTGGTTAACCCATTAAGGAATCTGTATACTCCATCATTTTCAATCTTATTAACAAATCGAGTCCAGTCACTAACTCTAGGAAAAGAGCCATTGTCTGTGTCTTGATGCACGTCAAATATAATTGCATTATTTACATGGTTAGAATGGTGTAGAGTTATTGGAAGTAATGGTGTTCCTTCATCTAATAATACCCAAATACAGTGTGTAGTGTCCATAGTCTTTTAGTTTTTAAGTTATAAGTAAATATAACTATTACTTCTTAATCTTGACAATTCTACAGGATAAAAAGTCAAGAGACACGGTGTCATGACTGGCTAGCAGTATTGGATAACGCCGTCTTCTTTTGCTATTTCACAAGCACGAGTAAAGTCATCGTATACTCTAATAAAGTATTCAAGTGTATCTTCGTCAAGAGTAGGTATATTATCAAACTCTAATTCAAATGCAAGCGGGTCTTCAGTCTCTTTAGATAAGTCAGGCTCGTGTTTAAGATTTCGGATAACTCGTTCTCTATTCTCAACAAATTGAGTATGTAATATTTGAGATACACTTGGACCGATCGTACCCTCACAATCACTGAAGTTTATTATATAATAAAATGGAAGACTGGTCGATATATCTGGTGTTTCCCAGACATCCGAATCAAGCATACCATTTGCAGCCAAACTTAGTAATTTACGAAATTGATTATATGTTCCATATGAGCCTGCTCTAAAACTGTGGTATTGTCCAGTAGATTCATATTGACCTTCCTCTAAGTCACAGTAATCAAAGTCATCATGTACAATATTGATGACTCCATCATTATCCCAATCAACTTTGCCAATTCTCTTCAATCTACCGGTTGCGCATATATCAAGTCCCATAATTTCTTGTTTTAAAGTTATAATACAAATATAACCATAATCTTTTAATCCTAATAATTCTCAGATACTAAAAGTCTAGAGACACTTGGTATATCTGCAAGAAAAAGGGCCGACTCTCGCCGACCCAATCTCAACCTAAAAACGAGTAGTCAGGACAGGATTCGAACCTGTATTTACACTTTACTTGTATTAGCTGTGTCCGATGGATTGGGTATCAATACATTTCCCTCACCACCTGCTCTTAACCATTAGAGCTACCTAACTGTCACTACGGAGTAAACTCTATTTGAGTAATTTAGCTCCATTATAAATCTCTTCTGCTCTTACGTAATCAAATGCCGCTGCACTTAAGGCTCCGAATTCCTGTGCAAAATTGTCTCTGAAAAACTTTAAGTTTGCTGGAGTTTCAGCGACCCATGGCATGCAATCATGAAGAAGAGGTAGTCTATCCTTAAGGCTGAGCCTCTTAAGATACTGACGTACCTTAAGCTGTGCTCCTACCTGGATTAATCTATGTATTTCTATTGCTGTCATTCGATATATCCTTGATTATAAATTAATGATACATAGAATCGGATACACTTTAAATTAATAATATCTGCTCTATTAAATGTTTCCATTAAGTTGTTATCGATAATTGCTTTTACGAAACTCCCTCCATCAAAACCAATACCCCATCTGTTAGCTAAGATGCTGGTACCAATCCTAACAATATGGTCTCGGTTTTCTTCTGAATATGCGGTTAGTACAAAATCAGTGTCACGGCCTTCTACGGAGTAGCTCTCGATTCTCTTACGAACAGCTTCTTGGATTCTCTCTTCTTGTCCTTTTTCAAATGGTGTCATCTCTTTAGTTTTTAAGTTAGGGTTATAATACTTTAATTATCTAAACTTTTGTATAAATTCATGCTCTTTATGGAATTTAGCTACCTGACCTATCTGGTCTCTGTTGAATCCCATTGAGTGAAGAGCTCTTTCAAACGGGGTCCATGGATTTTCAATCTTTTCTTGGCCGCCGCCGCATCCAATATAGTCTCTTGTTCCCCATACTGCCGCAACTGCTTTGGCTCTACGTACCAATTTTACAGGATCCTTGATCAGCTTTGCCTGCTTCTCTGCCAAGCTCTGGATAGGAGATCCATTACCATAAAACCAGTTTCGCATACCGCTCTTGTAGAAGTCCATTTGAGTAGCTCTTTTATAGTCCTTGTCTTGTGGCTCAATATTAACAATTACAATATCTAATAAATTCATAGTCTTTTTGTTATTAGGTTATAAGTAAATATAACCATTAAGTTTGAATTCTGAAAATCCTGAGGAATTATTTTTGCACAAAAGTCTAGAGACGCTTGGCCGAACCCCAAAGAAAAAGCGGATTACTCCGCCTTGGTTTACTCATCTTCATCGTCTTCCCAGTCATCGTCATCATCGTCTTCATCCTCGTCTTGATAAAAGAAACCTTGATGCGGACATGACGTAGGGTTAGGAAGGCTCGAATATAATCTAGCAATCTTTTCTAAACTCGCTGATTCAGATAGTTCTTCAACCAGTTTTGGATACACTACTCCCGGTGAATCGTCTCCACTCACATTGTCCTTGAAACAAAGGCTTATACCCGCGCTTCGGTCTGGCTCTAGTCCGTTTAGTTCCGCAAGTAACTCATAGAAATCCTTACTTCCAAAGACTCCGTATCCTTCGTAGCTAGCCTCTCTAAAAGCTCGGCCATCAGGCGTTATCATCGCTACCTGAAAAGTATCACGATTTGAATAGCTACTAGGAATACTCTCTCCTGTATCACATGTCATCCAACTAAAAAATCCCATAGTTCTTCTTTTTTAATGGTTTATAAATAAATCTCTCTAAGGATACTCACACTTCTCCACTCTTTTTTCTCGATGTCAAAGAATCTAACCGCTTTTTCTGACGGGTTTCCTGTGCCCTTTGGATGACTCTCTGCGGGAATCGTAGTAAGGTTGGTAGTTCCTACTGCGGTTCTTAAAGTTCCATCTACTTTTTTGAAAGCAAATTGAACTACTCCATCTCTTAAACGAGTTCTTAATTGTTCTGGTGTTACTGGTGTTAATGTCATAGTGTATTTGTTTTAAGGTTATAAGTAAATATAACCATAATCTTTTGATATAAAAAACTTTTAGTAAAAATAATTGTATAAACGTCTAGAGACGCCCAGCCTATCTGCAAGAAAAAACCCGATCTCTCGGGTTAATTTATTATAATCCTAATTCCCCAATTAAATCGATTACTAATATAAATTCATCTGACTTGTGTTCTCCAGTTTCTCGATCCTTTTGGGAAATTCTAAGAAACTCGTTTATCTTGGATTCAAGTTCAATATCCCCATCTGTATTGTAAGCTGAGAAACCATCTCTTTTATTTCCGTAACCTTCTACAAATTCATCCAATACGTGGAAATCTGGATTATCAATGTAAAACTCAATATCCAATGGTTCACCAGTCTCTCTTAAGAACTGTAATACTTTTAACTCTAACTCTGTTCTGGATTCCATAAATTTTTCAGTTGTCATAATCGTTTTGTTTTTAAGTTATAGTTAAATATAACCAATTACTTTTAATATAAAAAACTTTTAGTAAAAATAATTGTATAAAAGTCTAGAGACTCGCCCAGACCCGAGGTATCCAAAAAGAATCCAATCACCATGAATGAAGAAGCTATTAGAGTAGTTAGAGAAATTGAGAAAAAGTATGAGGCTATATGGGGAGAGATACAGCCATGCTGTCGTCTGTATCAAAACTATTGTGTTTGCAAAAACCAAGAGACGCTTGACCAGACACCAGGCCAGGAACAGGTCACTACGGAGTAAACAGATTAAACGAAAAAGGGAGCCTTTTGAGCTCCCCTAATCATAACTTAAAAACTATGCTAGCCGAATGCTTGCTCCCATCCAGCCGGCGAGATTCCTGATTTAAGGAACTCTCTGTTATCTACACTAACATCACTAAGAGCTACTTGAATATATTCTCCTCCTAGCCACGACTGTAATCCAGCGGTCGGTACAGTACATGAATACTCTTCTCCAGTAATTATACATTTACCAGTTACTCTTGACAGGTCTCCTCCATCTAAAAGAGTTACAGTTAAGTTAGGTTTAGTTATCATTGCTCTTATGTTTAGATTTACGAGTATATTTCTTTTTATTCTTATAGATACTTGGTCGAGTCGCTGACCATATCTCTTCTTGGGTTATCTCTATCTTTTTCATCACTACGGAGTTAATTGTGTCGAGCGACATAGTCGACAAGAAGAGCTGCCATGACCTGGTGGAATCTGCTCCATTTAAGCTGGTTAACCTGTTCCCTAGCTGTGAGTCTCTTCTTGTCGCTTCTACCTAACATCCCTCTTCTAGATTTATTGGTGAATACTTGATTGCAATCATGTCCAAAAATTGCGACTCTGCTCGGGCCTTAACTCTTTGGATTTTACTTGTTATCATCACATCAACAGTTTTGATAAATTCTCTGGTTTTTACTCTTGAAACTTTCATGCTTATCATTTTATTATTTAATTACGTTGAACTAACTCTTTGTTAATTTCGTCAATCTCTGTCATCCAGTCAAGTTTTAGGATGGCATCTTCGATTAGACCTAATCCAGTTTTCTCATAAAGAAGTTCTTCTAAACGAGATCGAGTGCCTCTTAATAACTCTGTCTCCAAGTAGAAGTAAGGACGGTCGAGTAAGATAAACTGATGGGTGGTGATAATAAGCTTTTCCATAATCTGTTTGTTTTAAGGTTATAAGTAAATATAACTATAAAGTTTTAATTTAGGAAACTTTTTTTGAAACTTTTTTGTAAAAAGTCCAGAGATACTTTTTAAATCATGACAATTTTATGACAGCTATGTGACAACTATACGATGTCGCAAAACAACTACCTGATTGGTCGCGTCTCTTAGAATTTCTAGAGACAGCCCGACTAGCACTAAACTCCGAATTCGCGGTAGCGAGTATTCAAATCTACACGCAAATCGCGGATGGCTGCGCATTTCTCGTACTCTTCAATGGAGACAAAACGGGATTCTAATTGATCTAGTTCAATCAAGTGTTCCATACACTCCTGCTTAAGAAAGTCAGGTCGAGCACTAAAATATTCCAGAGCCTCGCTTAATCGGGATTCATACTCGTCCTCGAGAGTCCAGTGAAAAAACTCAATTGAATCTCGATCTATTATTATCTCGAGTTCAAGTTCCATTGCCCATTCTTGAAAAGACCGTCTCATTACTTTAATTCGGTTATTATAGTTTCAACATCTGTTGTAATACTCTTTACTGTGACAGTTCCTTTACCTTCTCTCCAACGAATACACAGGATTCCTGCATCAAGAGACTCGTCAAGAATCTGGATGTCTGTGACAAGTGGTCGATCGTAGTTGTAGTATTGGTCAATTACCTTGTTTATTTCTGCGTCCATGATTAATATCTTTTTTACTTTTATTATAATACTCAATATCCAGAAAAAGTTCCATAAAAAAATCCAGCTTGTTAGGCTGGATCGGGACTACGGAGTAGTCTCTCTAGTCTTCAATAAGATCGTTCTCCTCTAACTCGTACCAGAAACGTTCTTTCCAACGATCAACACTTGCTCCCTCAATCTGGGTTACTCCATTAAGAGTCAATTGACTAAGGATTACTAGTCCCATATTCAGGTTATTTGAAGCGCTGATGTTATCTCCTTTGATTAAGCACTCTTTTGCCTTAATCATTATTGCTCTTACTCTAGTTGTCATAATCTTTTGTTTTTAAGTTATAATATAAATTTAACCAATTTAGTGACACGTTGTATTCGTCTCTTGATATTTTTTAGATAAATCTTCAGGTAATCCAATACCTTCAAAATTAAGGTTACCTCTGGAAACGTGAGCGTATTCTTCATCCCTAGCCCTCTTAAAATCAGGGTGGGCTCTCTCCTCGTCAACGCATGGCATACATATCATTTGAGTGTTAAACATTGAGAACCCAAATGAGTGGCTCTCATCTCCGCATCTGTGACAATTTGACATAGTGTTTTAGTTTTTAAGTTATAATATAAATTTAACCAATTAAAGGATACGATGTATGCGTTTCCTAAAATATTTTACAAGAGGTACTGTCAGATTTCTAGACAGGAAGTTGAACAAATTCCAACGGAAATTATTGAATAGGTAACAATCGCACAAATAATTAGGATTAAACTATATCCTACTTTAATTAAGGTCTCTTCAAATTTTCTAGTTTTCATAGTATTTAAGTTTTTAAGTTATATAGTAAATATAACCAATCTTTAGATTAGTTTGTAGAACCGCCAATAATAAAAGTCCAGAGACTCAGTAAATCTAGATAAATAAAAAGCCCGATTTCTCGGGCTCAATCATTTAATATCCGCGTTTAATAATTTGTTTAGTCTCATTAACTAATTCTTTTGCCTCTTCCTTAACCTTCTCTAAATTAGAATCAGGATGGTTCTGACGAAAGAATGTTACTATCTTAGGAACGTTTAACATTCCTGCATTGATTAATTCTGCGATCTCTGCTCTAATGTTTGTAGTTGTCATAATCATTTAGTTTTTAAGTTATATAGTAAATATAACCAATCTTTAGATTAGTTTGTAGAATCGACAATAATAAAAGTCCAGAGACTCGATATAAATCTTCATGAAAAAACCCGATTTCTCGGGTCTGGTGAATTACATTTGGATGAGGTCGACCACTTCTTCGCCGGTCGCTCGCCCGTCTCTGATAATCCCATAGTTTGGGTCCATTCCAGAAAGAATAACATCTTCGATGAGTGCCTCTAGCGTTGGGAACTCTTTAGTGTAGTAGTCGCAATTTAAAGAATACATAGTAGTTTAGTTTTTAAGTTATAATATAAATATAACCAATTACTCTTATTCGATAATGCGTTTATAATAATAAAAAGCTAGAGACCCTTGGCCAGTCTGCAAAGAAAAACCCGATCTCTCGGGCTTAATTATTACTTGGATAGGATTAACATTCCACCACTTGCTTTGATTTTAAATCCAGCTTCTTTTAGGATTAGTGTGATCTCTCTCCTTACGTTCGATGCTGGAACAATTGATCTGGATACGCTTCTAAAATGATATGAGTGACCTGGTGCAGAATCCGGTAAATCATTACCATCAATAAATCCTTTAGCGTTTAATAATTGGATTGCTTCTTTTAACATAGTTATTTAGTTTTTAAGTTATAATATAAATATAACCAATTACTCTTATTCGATAATGCGTTTATAATAATAAAAAGCGGGAGACTCGCTAACTAGCGGACAAAAGAAAGGGTCAACCTTCGCCGACCCAATCCCTAACTTAAAACAATATCTTATCTTTCCAAGATTACCCAGTCTCCAAAGTGTCGATCAAATACTTGAAGAAGATTTTCATAATCACCTGACATCATCTCTTCAACGATTGGATCAGGATTATCTCCACTGTCTCGAATGAATACTCTCGCTAATCCAATTAAATGGAAGGCATTACCCTCTGGTCCAGTTAAGTCAATAACTAGGGGTCCTTTCTCTTTTAATTCTTTTTTTCTAATCATCTTATTTGTTGTTAGGTTATATAGTAAATATAACTATTATACTCTAATGGGTAATGCGTCAACTAACAAAAAAGTCCAGAGACCACAAAGGCAAGTCATGATCAGACCTGCCTAGTAATTTTGGATTTGGGATTAGTTTTTTCTTACCATACCAAGTTTGGAGATAATCGTGTTGATTACTGATCCAATTAGAGACCCTCCATTTACTGTAGCAACCTGGCCATTTACACCGGTTGGAGCTCCTTTTGCTGGTGCCTTTTCAATTGGAATAGCAGCCAACTTTGGGTCTGCGCTTAGGTGTTGAGTAAGAGCATCGATAACTCCTTGATCGATCATAGCGTCCTTTGCAAAAGGCTTCGCGATAGTAATAATAGCATTCATTAAACCCGAATCAAGTTTATCGTAGAGGCTAAGAATCACCTGACCTTGAGACATCTTGTTATCTACTGCCATACGATCAATCATACCCATCGTACTTGCATACACTGGTTGCATGATTGCATCAACAGCTGCCTTGTTCTCTGGAGATCCTTTAGTATATTTCGGATCATCATTATCCCCAACCTGAGCGTTTAGGATTTTCGCTTTTTCACTGCCCGCAGTATTAGCACTAATCGAATCGATCAGACCTTTAAAGTCGTCTCTATATCGAGTTACTAATTTCAAGAATCCAATACTTTTAGATTCAAATAACTGATGAGCATCTCTAGTTAATAGGTGTTTCATAGTAATAGTTTTCTTATTATTTATCTAGAGACCGGCTAGGATAAGACAAAAAGAAACCGGATTACTCCGGTCTATCACTTAATAGAAAAGACTAAGTAGTCCAGCCACTTCTTCCTCACTTGCTCTTCTAAAAGAGTCCCGATCCGGAGTCAGGCTAGGATGAGCACTAACCGCTTGGTGATAAGCTTCTTCTAGACTAGTCGCCCATTCCTGATTCCAACCACCCTCTTCAAAATTATAGGTCCACTCTACCTTGGTAACGGGTCCCGATCCTAGGTGACTCAGCTGACGAGCAACAAAATACTCTAGACTTTCAGCAGCTTTCCTGATTCCTGCCCTGTCTCCAGCTTGGGTAGCCTCAACCAACTTACCACTCCAGTATTCTATCTTCTTAGCATACCCGTTTTCATAATTAAATTTTTTCATAGTCTTTAAGTCTTTAAGTTATACTATAAATATAACCATAATACTCTAATGGATAATGCGTTTACTAAGATAAATTTAATAAATGTCTAGAGACACTTTTGGATTAACCAATAGTGTAGGGAAGTTGCGCGCCACTTTGGTCAAGTACACTAGCCGCTTTTACTAGAGTCGAGATTCGGTTATACATACCCGTTGCATACTTCTTCATGCCCTCTACAACTTCTGCACTTGGATCTTTTATATCCTTCAACATGTCTAATACCATGCCATTAATAAATTGCTCTTTTACTTCATCTGTTATTGCCATCTTTCTTCTTTTTTCTCTCTTCTACTCTCTCCTAACCTAGAGTTTTCAAGAGACGGTATAGGACAGACAAAAAACGGGTCCAACTGGTCGAACTTCCCAAACAGAGACGCTACAGGATTAAAGATGTCTAGCTTAGACGTCTGGCCGAACGCCTGAGACCGGTTAACTAGATAGCTAGCTAGCCAGACTAGTCGAATACTGGCTCCAGGTACCGGCCAGGCTAGGTCAGCCCGACCAGCCGAGGAGATATCTGCCCCAGGAGACAAAAATCGGCCCCTGGCTGCCCCCAGGAGCGCCTGGCCGAGCGCCTGCTAGATAGGCTAGATAGGGCTAGACAGACAGGCTAGCAAAATAATGATGAAAAAGATGATTTCAAATTAAATTTTGTAACTATAGGCCACTCCTGCCCCGAAAAAAGTCCTCCTCCCCGAGCCCCGAGACTCCCCCATGGCCATGAGTCCTTCTCCAGGTAAATTACTCCCCGTGTACCCGCCCGTGTATACCTTTATATAAGACTCGTGGTGACACTCAACCCCTCTTCCCCTAGTAAAATGTCCCCTCTTCTCTAGACAAAAAATCCCCCAGGAAAATTATATATTTTTTTCCTTTCTTAAGTATAAATAATAAAAAATTTAGATTATGAAAAATAATGTAAAAAACTTTAGTCAATTCGTGAATGAAAGCGGACTGGGATATGGCTGGGCAAATCGTAAAGACCTACGTAAAGAACTAGTTGGAGGTAAAGGTCAAAAAAGAGAATATGATGAGCTTTCAGAACCAGATAGAATGGAGCTAGAAGGTCTATTTGCTAGTATTAACTTACGTGGAGAAGAAAGAGCAAAGTTAATACTTGCTAACTTTACTAATAAACTTTCAAAATTTAACACACTTGAAGAAATTAAGGCTGCACTTGAAATTGCTCGTGAAGAGTTAGATACTAAGTTCGCGCCTGGAGATAATGAAGAGTCAAACTGGAGTGGTCGTGACTCTTCAGCAGGTGAAGAAGGATATTATGACCAAGAAGAAGAATATTAAATAAATAAAAAATTTAGATTATGAAAAACAGGGTAAAGAGATTTGGTCAATTCATCAATGAAAACATGCATGATGAAGATATGGAATTTACACCTAGACAACAGGAATATCTGGACTCATATGCAAACGATCGCCATAGCGAATATAATGAGTTAAAAGGAGAACTTGGAAGAGAACAAGGAGCTAGACCAAAAGCAGCTATTATCTGGAACCCTGAGACAAAGGATATAGAGATAATTTTTATGTCTGATCCTACTCGCGATCAACACGGTTTCGAAGACGAAAAAGAAGCAAACCCTGAGGTTGAGATCTACTTTGTAGAATTCGATGAGACTGCGTCAATCAGAACAGTCGGTGGAGAGCTTGATCTAGAAGACGTTAAAGTATTAGGAAGGCTGTAAAAAAATATTCAAGTAATGATACTAGGATTTAATGATTTTATAAATGAGGAAACTCAAGAAAATAGAAATTATCGCTGGGCTGGGATAAAAAAAGATAGAGCAGATCAATTTATGCGGCAGGCAATGAGCAACAATCGTGATTCTAGATATTTAGCAGCTAAAAGTAAATATTGTAATGAGGAAGGTTTACGTATATTAATGAATGATCGCGACCCAAGTATTCGAAGAAGAGTAGCATTGAATCCATATACCCCAGCGAGTATTTTAAAAGATATGTTGCACGATGAAAAACTTCACCTATTAATCGCATCTAATCCTAATGCTTCACCGGAAATTCTTCGTGAACTATCAAGCTCAACTGATGATCAAGTTATATCTAAAATTGCTGGAAATAGAAATGCGCCAATTGACCTACTACTTAAATTGGAAAACTATCCAGATGGGGTAACTAGAGGAAATGCTAAACGTAACAAGACGCATATTGCCTGGAGAGCTGCTCAATGATCTATAATAAATAAATAAATAAAAAATTTAAGTTATGAAAAATAATGTAAAACGATTCGGTCAATTCATCAATGAAGGATATCGAGAAGACGGGAGTCATAGTGGCTACCAAGAAATGAAAGGTCAGCGTGGAGAACCAACTAAAGGAATAGCAGTTTGGGAATTTGGTGAGGGCTTTGGAGCAGAATGGTCAACAGTTTCGTATGCTGGAAAAGAAATGGACGTTCCATTCGACGGTGACGAAGATTATGCTGACGACGGTAACTTTACACAAGAAGGATTTAGTAAAATCTTTAAATGTGCTGAAGAACTTGGCGCTGATCCAGAGATGGTGTATTCAGCGGAAGATGGTAAACTTATATATTCAGACCAGGATGTAAGTCAAGGTATATAATTAAAACCCAAATTTATTAAGGGACTCTAATCGGGGTCCCTTTTTTATTTTCAAGACTTTAAGTATAAATAATAAAAAGTATCCAACTATGAAATACCTTACTCGCTATCCTAAACCTCTATTGGAAAATGATGATGAAGATGATAGTGATCTTCTACTTGATTTTGAAGCGTTAGGTCTCCTAAAGCCAGAACAGATGGCAGAATCCCGACGCGCCAAATTTATCCAGAGTCTAGTAGATCTATTTAGTAGAGTAGGTATTGAGTGGAGAGATACTGCCTCAAGTCAATCCCGAAGTCGTGGTACCCAAGTTCCTCGACTAACTGAAGAGGAAGCCTATCAATTGGTTATGAGTGCCGCACCTGATATTATCCAGAGTTTAAGCCGTAATCGAGCTACGAAATTAACTCGTATCCATCAGGAGATCTCTTCATTAGGGGATTGGACTCGACCTGATAATCCCTTAACCTATTGGATTCAACCAGCTGGGGTACGAACACAATATTATGGCAGATTCTCCCCAACTACCCCTAAGCCAACAGTCTCAAGTTTTATTAAATTTAATGGTGAACTTACCCCAAAGGAGATGATTGCACTCTTTGTAAATCAAGTGGCTATTGACTTGTCACCTCGACTAATCCACCGATCCCAAAGGTAAGGGTGACGGCCTCGCCCCCTTATAATATAGCGACTCTTCTCTGGAATCTTATCCAAACAATTTGAGGAGTCCCTCTTTAGCCAAGGATAAATAACTAAAATAAATTAGCTATTTTATGTTGCATATCCAGGATTATTGGCACTTTATTAGTGAACAGGAAAAGTTTAGTCTTGACCCTAAACAGCTACCCCAAAAGTCAGATCGACTAGGTAAAGGTGGAAGTTTCGAGACAAGTCTCTATGGTAACAAGACTAAAGAGGAATATTTCAAAATACTTAAAGCCAAAGACCCCAAAACAATTAAGAGGATACGTTTGATCTTTCCTGGTAATAACTGGGAAGTGATTGCCCTAAAATTGGTTAAAACACTAGGCGTAGTTACTGGAGTATTTACCAATATTGAGACTGCTAATAGATTTATTAATGGATTAGTAAGCAAAGGCGTAACTGCAGACGAATTAGTAATTGGTTCACATGGCCAATATGGACAATTGTTGTCACCTAAACAGGGAGACTCATACTATTTTGACAATAGCTTTCTTAAATCATTTAAACCACTGGTTCACAAAGGCACAAAAGTATTTTTTACTGCCTGTCATGGAGCAGATTATCTAGATTCACTTAAGGATGCATCCGAAAAACTTGGAGTGCCGGTATATGGCTCAGCAGGTATCTATAACTATATAACCAATGCAAGTGAAAAAGGTTTCTATCTTTGTTTTCCTGCAAAATTTGAAACGGGCAAGGAAAAGTCAATTTCCGCAGTCTACTTGGATAGTGAAACAAACGGTTATCGAATTACCTGGAAAGAGGGCGACACTCAGGGAGTAACTGGAGAAAAGGTAAGAGTAACACTAGACCCTTCTATATTTGGAATAAAACTTGCACCAATTACAATTGGAACTCAACCAATAAATATAGAAACCGCTCGAACTTCCGAAGTTCGCGCAGCTAATTCAGTAATGAGAGTAGATGTTGACCTATTGCAAGAACTAGAAAAATCAATGTATACTGACCCAGCAATATATGCTAAATTTAAAGCTAAGCTTAATAGGATGCCAGGTAACGATAAGTGGGACAAGCAGGTAGCACTTCAAAAATCCCTAATTGATAATTTCAACAAGGGCCTAGTTAAGATTGAAATTAGTAAAGCTTCTAATTGGGTAAATATCAAGACACTAAAGGATGTAACCTTCTATAAAGAAATAGACAATCAATATCTTTTAAATCATGGGCTATGTAAAAGATACGATAATCCACCAGTGAGCTGGCTAGACTAAAATAATAAGTGGTAAATGAAATATATTAAAGGATACAGACTATTTGAAAATAAGTTGCTTAGTGAGTGGACTCCTGAAGAGATTAGGCCTACTCAAGATATCTCAGTAGAATTATTAGCTCAACTTTCAAAAAGCGAAGATGACACTATTAAATATGCAGTCGCACAACATCCAAATACGCCAATGAGTGTATTAGAGGAGATGTTGGATACAACTGACTCTAATTTTATCTCTATTGAATACTATGTAGCTAAGAATCCAAACTTATCACCAGAACTTGCAGTTAGGATAAGTCAATCTACTAGTGATAGTGTACGTGCGCAAATTGCAAAAAATCCAAATCTTCCTCTAGAAAATTTTGAAGAACTTGCCCAAGATCCTGACTGGTATGTTAGGTCAGTAATTGCACTAAGCGATAGAGTGTCAGATGAGATACTTTCAAAATTAGTTAGTGATGGCAACGAGCACGTAGTAAAGAGCGCGCGTATAGTAATTGATCATCGATTCCAAAGATTACTTAGTGAATTTTAAAATTAGATTAGTCAATGAGTGTAGATGTAGAGATATTATGGGTGCCATGTGGAGCACAGGACTTGGAATCGTGGATTGCACTAGTAGATCACGAGGTAGTTGGCCATATCTATTTACTTCATGAAAGAGACGATCGTCTTAAATTCCTAGACGCCTGGGTGCATCCAGAATGGAGACGTAAAGGAATATTTAGAAAACTTTGGGAAGCCCGCTGGGAAAGCGTTCAAGCTCGATATTCAGGAAAGGTTGCCTATGCTTGGTGTAAGCCAGGTTCCTTACCTCTACTCCTAGAAAAAGGATTTGAAACTGGCGAAATATGTACATACGTAGAGTTAACTGTTCCTAGTAGAGATAAATAATAAAAATAAATAAAAATTATGCTTTACTTTAAACATAAAAACATTGATCTTTACTCTAAATTCAATGAAGAAACTGGAGAATTAACTCACATGTCAATACATAATACTGATTTTTCTACATCTCTACAGGTAATTGAAGAGTCACAAAGAGAACTTTTAAAATCTGAACTTGCATCAAATGCAGACCCTATTGAAGCTGAAGCATTTGAAACAGCGGTTACACCAATTCGATTAAAATTAGGAACTGTGTAAATATTATTTGATATTAAAACAAATGTCTAAACAAAAGTTTAGACATTTTTTGTTTAGATAAATAACTAAAATAAAAACAATAATATGTCATTTATTAATTGGGGATCAGAGTCTCCCAAACAAAAAGAAAATCGTCGAAGATTTGAAGAAGAGCAAATGTTATATGAGCAGGCTATTAGATTCTCTAGAACGACTGGTTCAATGGCAGGAGCAGCGGGTTCAGGATCAGTTGCAGATAAACCACCTATCGAATTATCTGCACATCAGTGTACTATCGCTGGATTCAAGATTAGATGTTCTTCAGGAGAAGAACCAGTTAAGATTTCAGTTGATTGGGGAGATGATTTTAAAGAAGACATTATAATATCTGATTCAATCGACTATACTTATTCTCATGAATATGGTGCAGGTTCTCCAGGAGAATATACTATTTTGATTAAGAGTAAACAACTTGATCGAATATCTAAATTTACAATCGACGGTGGGGTTACAAATTGGAATAAATTCCTTAGCGGAATTACTGGACTTCCTCTATTAATTAATCTAGTTGAACTTGAATTAACTTATACTTATTTAACTAATTTTGATACTGAGGCACCGTTAGCGGCTACTCTTAATAGTCTATATCTTAATGAAAATTATGATTTAAATGAATTTAATCCAACTTATCCTTTGCCTGCAACTCTTAGTGAATTAATTATACTATCTGGCTCAATTGATTCATTTAATTTAACTCATCCGTTGCCTGCATCAGTACAATCGCTTTCTCTAAACGGAAATGGAATGACTTCGTTTAATTTAAACATAGAGCCAAATAACAATTTACTATTTTTAAGACTATATGGTAATCAACTCACTCAATTTACAAGCGACTTAAGTGCAGCAACAAACTTATATAGGCTTGAACTAGATGGTAATCAAATGACATTGTTTAACCCAAGTGCACCTCTACCGAATAGTTTAAGAGTATTGTCATTATCCCAAAATCAGTTAGCTTCATTTAACCCAACTTATCAATTACCACCGCTAAATACTCTTAATTTAGGATCAAATAGGTTAACAACATTTGGATATTCTCATCCATGGCCACAGTATTTAACGTATTTATATTTACAAAATAATTTATTAACTTCGTTTAACCCTACTTACCGAGTTACAAGTGCTGAAGTTTTTCAACTTAGTGATAACATGTTAACATCATTTGACTATTCCCATGTATTGCCAAGCAATATACAGCACCTTTCATTATATGGAAATAGATTAACGTCATTTTCATTAATTCAACCTTTTCCAGCAAACGGGCGAAGTATCTATGTATATGGAAATAATCAGCTGACTTCAGTAGATCTTTCAAATGTTACTAATCCAACTGACCAGCTAAATTCAGTATGGTTTGCTTGGTGTAAACTTCCATCATCTGAAATAAATGAGATACTTATCCATTGTAATACAATAATGACAACTAGTAAAAGTCGCCAAATTCGATTAGATGGACAATCCCCTGCTGCTCCACCGAGTGGTGCTGGACTTAGCGCTAAGACTTCTTTACAAGCAAAAGGGGTTTACGTATATACAGATTAATAAAATTATGAAAGATCTAATATTTGCATATTCTCAATTTATTAATGAGTCTAGAACAGCTGGGCTAAATTTTATTGAATTCTCAAAAGCTCGACTTGAAGGTGCCTCTAAGATTACCAAAATGGCTAAGGAGAAGGGCGGATCTGCCTTATTAACATATCAACATTTTGTAGTTAAGTTACCTTATTATAAGAAGGCCTCACTTGGAAAATTTGATAGTTCCATAATGCAAACGGAGCTTTCTAAACTAGTAAAAGACTTAGCTCGAGGGACCTCAAATAAAATTAGACTTGAGCAGGTAGAATTTCAAAGATTAGTTGGTAAAATTGAGGTAATTGGAGAGTTATTAATTAAGTTCCAAGATAAATAATTAAAATTAACCAAGAGTAATGGGGCAAATAAATTGGGGCATAGAATCTAACGCTCAAAGAAAAGCTCGTCGTAAACAATACGAAGAGGATGAACTTTGGATGAGGGCTGTACAATTAGCTAGAATTACAGGAGCAGTTGGATTTAATGCAGTAACTGGTGCAGGTGGAGAAGTTCCACCACGTCAACCAGCAATGGTCAATAAGTCAACTCCTGCAGGTTTAGTAGACGGCTTAAATACTCAATTTATCTTGGAATATGAACCTATTCCAGGCAGTGACCACCTATATATGAATGGACTTTTACAAGATAACGAATTTGGAGGAGATTACATGATAAATAAGAATATAATTACATTCGATGAACCTCCAATAATAGGTTCAGTTATTAAATGTACTTACATGATATTTATTTAAAATTACAATATACACTAAAATGGAGGAAGCTAAATATTCAACATCTGATCTATACTTAAGCGCATTCTTAAAATCGAATGGACAAAAAATGAGTGTTGTTAAAAATAAGAACAAGGCAACTTTTGTTTTTGACGAAACTCAAGAATTAAATACCTTAGTAAATAACTATTTAACTGATGATGCTCAGTGTAATCCATTAAGTTTTGCAAACGCAATAAAAAATATTAAAAATTTATTATATAATCTCTAACTTTTTAAAAATCAGTTAGATATATAATATAGAGAACACTTTTATAATATTTATATCAACGGTAAATCCGTTTAATTATTTAAATTAATAACATACTTAAGGAAGGCTATCATAGCTTTCGTATATTTTATTAAAATTTATCCCCTTATCTAGTGATGATTCATATCTATTGAAGTATAACAAACGTTGTATTGAATCATCAGTATTCCAACATTTAGATTAATATTTAACAAGGCGGCAACTGTTCCGTCCGCATCGTCATATTTTAATATCTATGAAAATAATCGGTGTGTAAATTTACAGTCATAAAAATAAATTAAAAAAATATGGCAAAAACTAAAATTATATTAAATCGCCAATCTGATTTAATACTTAATAGTGCACAAATAGTTCAGCCAGTAGGAATCGTAAAATCAGATTTACCAGGATTAGTAGATGATCTATCTTCTCTAGGAACGGCAATTGATGCTGAGGAATCATCTAGGATTGCGGCGATTAGCTCTGAAGAGACTGCGCGTATTGCAGCAGATTCAGGTTTATCTTCTGAAATTTCAGTAGAACGTGTTCGTATTAACACAATCCTTAGTGGATCCGATGTTAATTTAAACCAGTTTAAGGAAGTAGTCGATTTTGTTAACTCTATTGATTTAGCTAATGATAATGCATTATTGGCCGCAGTTACTGATATTACATCTGACCTTACTGCTGAATCTGCAAGAGCGCTTGCTGCTGAATCTACATTAACTACTGACTTATCATCTGAGGTGTCTGCACGAATTTCTGCAGTATCTGATGAAGAATCTGCTAGAATTGCTGGAGATAATTCACTAGCTTCTGATTTAGCTGATGAGATGTCTGCTCGTATTGCAGCAGATGACCAATTATCTTCTGATCTAGCTGATTTACAGACATACGTCGATACTACTGTTAATTCTGCTATTAGTACTCTGACTTCTGACTTAACTGATGAGACCTCTGCTCGTATTGCTGATGTTAATGCTGAAGAGACTAGAGCTCTTGCTGCTGAGGCTGCTTTACAATCTGCTATTGATGCAGAAACTGCTGCAAGAATTGCTGCTGATGAAACTCTAGATGATAAAATTGCTGATATTATCTCTAATAGTAATGCTCCTATAGTTGACTCGTTTACTGAAATGGTGGCTAGTTTAGAAGCTGAAATCACTAGAGCTGAAGCCGCAGAAATGGAAATTTCTATCAATTTAACAGAAGAAGAAACACGTGCTCTTGCTGCTGAAGTTGTATTACAAGATGCTATCGATGCTGAAGAGACTCGTGCTACTGCGGCTGAAGCTGTATTACAGGCTGCTATTGATGCTGAAACCGCTGCTCGTATTGCTGCTGATGAAACTCTTGACGATAAAATCGCAGATATTATCTCTAATACTAATGCTCCTATCGTTGACTCATTCACTGAAATGGTTGCTAGTTTAGATACTGAAATTGCTAGAGCTGAAGCTGCTGAAGATGTATTAACTAACAATTTAGATGCGGAAGTTACTCGTGCTACTGATGCTGAAGCTGCATTGGATGCCGCTAAATTAAATTTAGCAGGTGGTACTATGTCTGGTGCTATTGATATGAATGGTAATAGCATCAATGACGTTAATAATATTACAGCAAATAATACTACTTCAGGTACTGTAAGTGTTAATAATTTATTTGATTTAGATGCCGGTGCTATCTATTTTGGAAATAACTTAGATGGTGATAATGCTCAAACTATTATCAACCTTCCACTACCAACAAATGGAGGTGATGCTGCTAATAAAGCTTATGTCGATGCTCAAGCTTTAAGAATCGATGCTATCCTTGAAGGATCTGATGTTGACTTGAATCAATTCAAAGAGGTAGTTGATTTTGTACAATCTATTGACTTAAGTAACGATGAAGCATTAATGAATGCTATGATTAATATCGAAACGTCAATTGCTCAAGAAACTGCTGATCGTGAAACTGCTGATTCTGTAATCGAAGATATAATTTCAACTTTAGATCAAACGTTAACTTCTAACATTTCTACTTTAACATCTACATTAGATACTGAAATCTCAGAAAGAATATCTGCGATTGACTCGGTTGAGTCTAGTATTTCAGATCTTTCTGATTCTTTAGATTCATCGGTTATTACTATTAATGATTCTATTAATGGAGTTTCTATCGACTTATCTGATGAAGTTATTAGAGCTACTGCTGCTGAAACCTTACTTCAATCTAATATTGATGACCAAGCACTAAGAATTACTACTATCCTTGAAGGTTCTGACGTTGACTTGAATCAATTCAAAGAAGTAGTTGACTTTGTTAACTCTATAGATTTGACAAACGATGAAGCATTAATGAATGCGATGATTAATATCGAGGATTCTATTGCTCAAGAAACTTCTAGTAGAGAATCTGCTGATTTAGTAATTGAAGATATGATTTCTTCTTTAGATCTATCGTTATCTTCTAATATGTCTATATTAACTAATACGGTAGATACTGAAATTGCAGATAGAATATCCGCTATTGAAACGGTTGAGACTAGTATTTCTGATCTTACTACTACTTTAGATGCTTCAATTATGACTATTAATGATTCTATTAATGGTGTTGCATCTGATGTATCTGCGGAAGAAGCTAGAGCTATTGCTGCTGAAACCGCACTTCAAACTAGTATTAACACTCAAGCTGAAGCAATTTCTGCTATTCTTGAAGGATCTGATGTTGACTTAAATCAATTTCGTGAAGTAGTTGCTTTTGTTGAAAGTATTGATTTAACAAATGATGAAGCATTAATGAATGCAGTTGTTAATATTGAAACATCAATTTCTCAAGAAACTGGTGATCGTGAAGCTGCTGATTCTGTAATTTCTGATACTATTTCTTCTTTAGATCAAACGTTAACTTCTAACATTTCTACTTTAACATCTACATTAGATACTGAAATTGCAGATAGAATATCTGCTATTGAATCAGTTGAGGATGCTATCTCGGATGTTTCTGATTCATTAGATTCTTCAGTTATATTTATTAATGATTCTATTAATGGTAAATTAGACGTAACTGGTGGTTATATGACTGGTGATATCAACATGAGTGGTGGTTATAATATTAACAATGCATTTAGGGTTAATGCTGATGGAATTAATACAAATAAGTTAAATAGCCCTAATAATAATATTGAGTTAGCTGTACCTTTAAATACGCAAGGTAATGCTATTACTAACTTGCCAGCACCTACAAACGGAGGAGACGCAGCTAACAAGACTTATGTTGATAGTGCTGATGCTACATTACAATCTAATATTGATGAACAAGCTGCAAAAATTGAAGCTATTCTTGAAGGATCTGATGTTGACTTAAATCAATTTCGTGAAGTAGTTGCTTTTGTTGAAAGTATTGATTTAACAAATGATGATGCTTTATTGACTGCTATTACTAATATCAATTCTGCGATTGATTCCGAAGTTGCTGATAGAGTTGCTGATGTTGATGCTGAAGAAGCTAGAGCTATTGCTGCTGAAGCTGCATTGGATGCCGCTAAATTAAATTTAGCTGGTGGTACTATGAGTGGTGGTATTAATATGGCTGAAAATACTATTGACAATGTATCAGTATTAACAACTAATGATTTTTATACTAATGGTATCGCATCAAAAGCTGTAGGAGGAGAAGTATATTTGCTTTCACCAGTTAATGCTAATGGTAATAGTATTGTTTCGTTACCAGCACCAACTAACGATGGTGATGCTGCTAACAAATTGTATGTTGATACAGAATCTACAAGAGCACTTGCTGCTGAAGCTGCTAAATTAAATTTAGCTGGTGGTACAATGACTGGTGGTATTAATCTGGGTGGGAATGCTATTAGTGATATTTATGAACTATATTCGCAATACATATATACAAAAGGATTAAGGGCACTTGTTGGTAGTAATATTTTCCTTTCTGACAATTTAGATGCTGGTGAATATAGGAGAGTAATCAACTTACCTGCGCCAATTAACGGTGGAGATGCTACTAATAAAACTTATGTTGATGCTGTCGATGCTCAATTATCTTCCGACTTAGCTGACTTACAAACTTATGTTGATACAACAGTTGATTCTGCTATTACTACGTTAACGACTGATTTAGCTACTGAAACTGCTGCAAGAATCGCTGACGTTGATGCTGAAGAAGCTAGAGCTATCGCTGCTGAAGGTGTATTAGATGCTGCATTAGATGCTTATAAACTTTCTACTGACTCTACTATTTCACAAGTACATAGTTTACATACTGCTGCTGAAGGTGTATTACAATCTAATATTACTGCTGAAGCTAATGAAAGAGCTGCAGAAGATATCACTTTACAAGGTAATATTGATATTGAAGCTACGAGAGCACAAGCTGCAGAAACTGCTATTGCTTCTGACTTAGGTACAGAAACTGCTGCAAGAATTGCTGGAGATTCTGCTGAAGAGGCTAGAGCAACTGCTGCTGAATTCTTATTAACTTCTAATTTATCTAATGAAGTTTCTAGAGCTACTGCAGCTGAAGGAGTATTACAATCTAATATTGATACTGAAACTGCAAGAATAGATGCTATACTTGTTGGTGCTTCTGCTAATGCTGATAATTTCGCTAAAATCGTTACGTTAATCAATTCTGTTGATACTGAAAACGATACTGCATTTGCTTCGTATGTACTTGCTAACGATGCTGCTTTATCTGCTGAAGTTACTAGAGCAACTACTGCTGAAGGAGTATTATCTACTGATTTAACGACTGAAGTTACTCGTGCTACTGCTGCGGAAGGTGTACTAACTACTGATTTAGCTACTGAAGTTACTCGCGCTACTGCTGCTGACGCTACATTAACTGCTGCGATATCTGCTGAAGAAGTTTCAAGAATTGCTGGAGATTCTGCTTTACAATCATCATTGAATAATGAAATTGCAGATAGGATCGCTGCTGCACAAGCTGCACAAGTTGCTATTGGTGCTGAAGTTACTAGAGCAACTGCTGCGGAAGGAGTATTAACTTCTGCTGTGTCTGCGGAAATCGCTAGAGCTGAAGCTGCTGAATCGGTATTAACTACTAATTTAGCTACTGAAGTTACTGCTAGAGGAGTTGCAGATTCTGAATTATCTAACCGCATTTCCCCTATGGAAGAAATTCTTGAATTTAAAAAAGAATTTATTTACGAAAATAATGCACAAGTATTTGCTAACGGCCAACCAGGCTTAGAAGATGCTCAACTACGTGATGGTTGGTACTATCAGAACACGGTTGCAGGTCAAAAAATTAACTGGTACTTCTTTGATGGTGTAAACCATGCAAACATTGCTTTAGGTAATTTCTCAGCATATGCGGTAATGACTTTTGATTCTGATGCTAGTTCACCAATCTTGTCTGTATACACAATGCCAACAGGCTCAGGTGATGTTATCCCTGGATTTGCACATTCAAGCCTAGCCTATGGTAATCTAAACGCGACTCCAGTTGTTGGTAAAAAATACCTAGTCTACTTTGGTCAAAACCCTACAATTAACCCAGAGCTTCCGAGAATTCAGCTTTCACTTTCAGTAGGATCCTCTAATGGTGATATGAATCCATTAGAAAGAGTTTCAACCGCAGCGTTTGGTTCTAATTCAGGTGCAGCTGTAAATAATGTTAAGTTTATGGTTGAGTCTGTAGGTGTATATTCTCCAGATTTTAAAGGAGAAGCTAAACTTAGAATTAGAAAAGCAAGTTTTACTAATTTAGCTACAGAAGTTGCTAGAGCTCAAGCTGCTGAATTAATACTAACAAATGATTTTGCTAATATCTATAGTAAAAAAGTTGCAATTACTGGAACACCAAATGGAGTTTTAACTACGTTCACATTAGCATTACCTGTTAGAATTGGATCAGAGATGATTTATATAAGCGGTTTGTTAATGGAAGAAGGCGCAGATTATACTACGATTATCACTTCTGGTAAAGTTACTGGCGTCGAATTCCTAGATGCACCATCTACTGAAATGAAAGTTAGAGCATACGGTGTTTGTGGAATTTAAAAATACTTTGTATAAAATAATTCACACAAATAGTTTGACTATTTAAAGTCAAATTTTAAATAAATAAAAAAAACATTTAAAAATGGAAAATTTTAACACTTACCAACAAGTGATTGATGCATTAAAAGCAGCTTACGTTGATGCTAGAAATATTAAACGTTTAGCTAACGCTAAAAAAAGACAAGTAAATAATGCAGGTTCTTTTTTGACTAGAAAAGAAAATGAGAAGGAGTCTTTAGAAAGTAAAGCTAATTCTGTTAAACAAGTAATGAATAGCAATACGAGTAGCTCTTTTACTGATATTCAGGATTCTAAAAACTCAATATTTAGAGAAGATTTAACTGCATTAAGATCTAGATTAGTAGAGATCGAAAAGGAAAAGCTAAAGCTTGATGCTCGTGCACTATTAGATACTGAAGTTACGCCGGACGACTATAATGCACTGACTGCTACTCAACTACAAACTATTGGAATGATCCAAAATATGATTGTAACTGCAATAGGCCAAACAGATACAATTTATTCTGATACTTATACTAGTGGGAATTATTATAACCTAAAATCATCTGCAATTCCTAATTATAGTGGAGGTAATCATGGAGATGTAGAAGATTATTATATGCAATTAGTGGCGAAATTCGAAAATTTATGTGTTGATACACAAACAAAATTCGAAGATTTAATGCAAGCGTATTTTGGGATAACTACTAGTTGTAGAGATAAAAAAGAGGATATTTATTATTTCGTTACTGGTATTGAAGTTACTAAAGGTCAATTAGCTTTATTATTAGAAAATGGAGGTACTGAATCAGAGATATCCGCTAAAGAAACTGAGATTGATGCATATAAAAATAATATATTAATTGCTGCAGAATATTTAAAAATGGATATCGAAGCTTTTGACTTGTTTGATAGTAAATTCGTTTTACTTGTTGAAGAATATTTCGATGCTATATCAGATGCCTATACAGATTTATTATCTTATTGGCAAAATAATGAAAGCTATATAACTCACAAGGGATTTAGAGATCCTCAAATGAAATCCCAAGAATTATTATTTGATATTATTGGAGTGTTTTTTAATAAAATGGAAACTATTTTCGGACAGGTCAATGGTATATCTCCTTATACTTATATGGAAGATAAATTAAAATGGGCATTAGAATTAGATACTGATGCAAAAAGAGAGTTTGAAAGTAAATCATTAGATCAATATCATCTTGTATCTCCATATAATTTGACTGAGAATTATAATGAAAATGGAGTGGAAGGAAGAAGAATTCGTAGAGAGGTTCCTATGGACAAGGCTGCGGCTATACTTCACTATGTCGGATCCTTACACGATGCATTCAGTGATTATATTCAAACAGAAGCGGAACGTCAGCAATATACGTCCAACTTAAATCTGTGGATAAATGAATATTCCGGTGCATTGAGTGAATGGAATACAATAAGTACTGCACATGCGGCGAGTGTATTAGAATACTTGAATACTGACGATGAAACTATGAAATTAGCTAATCGTAGATATACTGGTACTCCTGAACAAGAAGCTGCTCTTCAAGCTGCTACTGAAGCTAAAATTAATGCTCAACTTGATTTGTTATATGCGGATAATTCGGTAACAGAAACTGCTAGTAGTCGTGCTCGATATATGGCGATATTCCCTGAGTTTTATTCTACATTTACTCCATTGTATGCGGATTGGAGACCTTCTTTAGAAGCTAGACTATTATTGACACCAACTCATAATTCTTTACTCGATGCAAAGAATACTGCAGAATCCACATTAAATTCCATAATTGATACTGTAGGTGTAGATGGACCTGGATATGCTGAAGCACTTCAAAATTTCACAGAAGCTGAAGCTGCATATGCTGCATTTGTTATTATAGGTGGTGAATGGGATTCTACTTACCAATTTGAGATAGCTAAATTTCAACCATTAAGAGATTATATAAATAGTGTTGAATTACCTGAATACTCAAATTTAGGCTTTGTGACAGGTCAGGCCCTTCTTCATATCGAAGATTTATATGAAGATGTTCAAAAAGCTAAAGCTGCTACTGATGTTGATTTAACGCAAAAAATTGTCGAAGTTTCCACGCTTGAAAGTAATATGACTGCTATATATGCATCTGGCGCAGATATGCTTTCCGCTTTCAGAACGTTACGTCCTGAGTTAAATAGAATAGAGAAGCTAACTCAAGATTTAAGTAAATTAAGATTTGCGCAAGAACGTTATTTAGGCGAAATCGTTGCTAAACTTGGTGGACATGTTAACTTATTGAATAATTTACCATCTACTGAAGTTATGTTACAAAATGGAATAGATTTCCTTACATCTGAAAGTAATTATGCATTCAATACGCATAAAGATAAAGTTGCTACTTACTTCAATACAGCTAAAGCAGAATCAATTCATTATAGTTACTTTCCTATGCAAAATGAATTATGTCCTTCTGAATTGCCTGCAAATTTGATACTTGATGGAGATATTCTACTTTATATTAAAAACAACCAAGGATTATCTAGAATTAACGTGAATTATCGTGAAACTTTAAAAACGTATACTCGACAATCGGTTAGCGTCAATTTTGCAAATCAAGCTATCGCATATGTTAATGATGGAGGATCATTTACTGCATGGTCATAAATTAATCTAATAAGCAAAAAGAGTGGAGTTTTAAACTCCACTCCTTTTTAAAATAAAAAAACCATAAAATGGAAAATTTTAACAATTATCAACAAGTTATTAATGCTCTTAAAGCTGAGTATGTTAATGCTAGAAATCTTAAAAGAGTAGCTAACACTGCGCGCAGAGCAACTATAAACGCGGCTTCATTTAAAAATAGAAAAGAAAATGAGAAAACGACATTAGAAAATAGAGTAGATTCTATTGAAACTGCTTTGAATAGTACGTTATCTAATGCTATTAGTGAAGCTGATCTAAAAAAATGGGCAGATTTAAAATCTAAATTATCCGAACTGAAGGGTAAATTAGAACATATAGAGAACGAAGAGTATTTATTAGTACGATCATTTGACGTGGCTCCTTGGGATTATTCAGAAGTTTCTGATATAGATTCTAATAGTTTTACTATGCTTAAAAATCTATTAACTACTGCTATCAGTGATGCTGAAATAGCTATAAATAATGCATATGGAGAGGATTATTATGATATTCAACAATCAACAAAATTCCGTTATTCTGATAAAAAGTTTACTGATTCCGAACTTATGTCTAAGCATAGCGAAAAGAAAGCTGTTTTAGATGGATTATTTCAAAAAGCTGAAGATGCAATTACTGAATATACAGAAGATATGTTTGATAAAGCTAATACGGTTAACATCCTGTTTAATGATTGTGTGGATTTATCTACATCGTTGGCTGGCGCTAAAGAATATTTAGCAAACTTATTAGTTTCTGGTGGAGCTCAATCCTATATAGATGATGCAGAAGAAGATATTGAATCATATAAATCGCAAATGATTAATCGTGCACATGAATTAAAATTAGCTAAAGAAAAATTGATTGAGTGGACAGTAGCTAGATTTAATATTGTTGCTGAATATATTGAAGATGCAAGAGATTATGCTAATCAGGAATATTATGATTTTGTAGATGATAATAGTCAACTCCTAAGAGATGAAGTAGCAGGTAGACCTGAATACTTAGATTGGAGAACTACTAAACTTTATTATTCTTTATTCGATTCATTAGCTACATCTTCTAATATCCAAGGATTAAACCTAAATGAATTCAATGAAATTCAATCGCAGTTGGATTCTGTTAGAACCGACCTATTTAATGTAGATAATCGTGTGGTTAAAAATTCACAGAGAATAGGCATTTTACAAAATCCTAATAGTATGATAATAGAAAATAATGGTAAATTTGAGTTTAGTTCTGATTTTCATACATCGGATATTATTTTTTATAAGGAGCATAATGCAGCTCTAAATAGTGCGACTAGTGAATATATAACTCAAAATGTGACAAGAAATTTTAGAAAATCGGAGGTAAGAGATCTATTCTTTATTAAATCTGGTATAGCGTTAGAAAAAGCATTAAATATTACAGGGAGTATTAGAGAAGCTAAATTTGTATTGAGAAGAGCGAATAAGGAGCTTATCTGGAGTACTGAATATTACACCGGAACTCAAGAGCAACAATCCGAGTATAATAATTTTATATCAGAACATAATCCTGACTTTCAACTTTTTAATCAAAGTGAACAATCATATCATTACAATAATGCGATATATCAGTTTAATTTAGGTATTTTTGAGAACGAGTTTAACTTATTAAATACGTTAGCTGCTACAAAAACTAGCACAGAAGATTATATATCATCTCTTACTAGCTTAGAAGCAGGTGTAATTGACCAATCTTTTGCTTATGGAAACGGGTTTAATGCTCTCATTTTTTCAACGGCTATTCAATCTGATGGTAAAATATTAGTTGGTGGTCAATTTGCTGATTACAATGGAATAGGTGCAAATGGAATTACTCGATTAAACACAGATGGTTCAATAGACACTTCTTTTGTTTACGGAACAGGGTTTAATAATTTTGTTCAGTCAATCGCTATTCAATCTGATGGTAAAATATTAGTTGGTGGTAGTTTTACAACTTACAACGGAACAAGTGCTAATAATATAATTCGATTAAATTCAGATGGTTCAATAGACACTTCTTTTGTTTATGGTACAGGATTTAATTTAGAAGTTGAATCAATCGCTATTCAATCTGATGGTAAAATATTAGTTGGTGGTGGTTTTACAAATTACAATGGAACAAGTGCAAATTATATTATTCGATTAAATACGGATGGTTCAGTTGATACTTCTTTTGTTTATGGTACAGGGTTTAATGCTAAAGTTAAATCAATTGATATTCAATCTGATGGTAAAGTATTATTTGGTGGTCAATTTACAACTTACAACGGAACAGGGGCATATCGTATTATTAGATTAAACTCTGATGGTTCAGTGGATACTTCTTTTGTTTATGGTACAGGGTTTGATTCTACTGTTTATTCAATGGCTATTCAATCTGATGGTAAAATAGTAGTTGCAGGTTATTTTACAGGTTACAATGGAATAGGTGCAAATGGAATTACTCGATTAAACACAGATGGTTCAATAGACACTTCTTTCGTTTATGGTACAGGGTTTAATGGTGGTGCTTTATCAATCGCTATTCAATCTGATGGTAAAATAGTAGTTGGTGGTGATTTTTCATCTTACAACGGAACAAGTGCTAATAATATAATTCGATTAAATTCAGATGGTTCAATAGACACTTCTTTTGTTTATGGTACAGGATTTAATTTCTATATTTTTTCAATCGCTATTCAATCTAATGGAAATATATTAGCTGGTGGTCAATTTACGACTTACAATGGAGTAAGTGCAAGTAAAATTGTAAGTTTAAATTCTATTACTGTATTTGAAAGTGATGAAGCTGAAGCAGCTTATCCAGAGGCCTTAATTTCTAGAAATGCTGCGGTAGAACAATATAATTTATTCTTAGATACTGAATTAGGAGAAAAATTGTTCGAGGAGAACTGGAATGGTAACGGCCGATCTCTTTTAGATATTAAGCGTACTTATGATAATAGCTATGCGAATTATACTGCAGCTGAGGCGGCATGGAATGCTGCATTAGCTGAATTCGAAGTTCTTAAATCTCAAATGACTTTAGGTGAGCCTAGTGAATGGAGTAAAAGACAGGCAATTAAAATAGGAACGTTTGTTAGTCTTGCAGAAGACCGATTATCAAATTTAGAAACTCTTAAGTCTGGCCATGGTTCATATTTAAATTCATTAAAGGCTAGAATAATAAATTTAATGTTAGACGTACTGTCGGTTACTGACGAGCAATTTGCGGAAAATCAACATTCTATTCTTAATAATGCGGTTAAGGATTTCTTAGAAAATGCCAACAACAATAATAAGTTAGCAATATCTATAGTAGAAAAACTACACACCGAATCAATTAAGACGACTTGCGAAGATAGGTTGTTAGCGATGAGCTACGGGTTTAATAATACATATGAAATACCGTATAGAACATCTGGCTTATTCAGCTCAGATCAAGGACAACAACTTGGTATATTAACTGATGGTAGTTTAAGAGTTCACTATGCGACAAGTTTACTGAATATAATTAACACAAAAGTTCTTAGATTCAATCCAGACTCATTCGCTGATGCTATTATAGCTGAAGCTACTAATGGAACTCCATTAGTACCGTAAATGAAGTCTAATCGTAAATTAATTTTACTAATATTAAACAGAAAAGAGACCTTTTACGAGGTCTCTTTTTTTTTTAAAGTTATTTAGATAGTTTAAAATTTTAGTATGTAAATAGAAAATACTCCAAGGTATTTGAACATTACATATTATAGTTATATGTGGAATTATATTAAGGCTATATGGAAAGGCATAATTAAATATAAGTTGAATAATATAAGCAATGTCACTAGGCATTTTATAGATACTATTTGATTTAGTGACCATACGTTTTTTCAACAAATAACTTAACGATCTCTAATTTTTCTTCTTCAGAATTAGAGGTTGACCATAGCCACAAATATGATTTTTCTACTTGACCACTTCTTTTTCGCTTGTCTTCAATAATCCTATTAAATGTTACAATATCTGAATCATCTACTTCAACATCAATCTTTAAATTATCACAAAGATAAAATAACTCCATTATATCATTATGATAATAAGCGTCCTTTGCCTCTATATAGATTAGGTTAAGTTCAGGATCTTCTACTTTATCTGGATGAGTAATTTTTACAATCTCACGATAAATCTTCTTCATTTTTAATTTAGTAGATTCAGTAAACTCTGCAAGATTATAGTTCTTAGATTTAGGTTTATTTGATTCATTAGGGGTGCCCTGAGTACTTTCAGATGAGATATTTGACTCCTTCATAAAATCATTTATCTGTTTTAAGAAATCCGGAGTATTAACTGTAATAATTTCTGAAACATACTCGTCATTTGTTTTAATAAGTGAGTATTCCTTAACTATTTTCTTAAGCTCAAGCTTTTTTAATTTGTTCATTTAGAATACTCCTATATTTTCAGTATATAGTTATTTATTTACACACCACTTAGTAAAAATTTGTGAAATTCGCTAAGATAAATAAAATAAAAGATATCCAGTGAAGACTAAACATATCATACATTTTCCAAAATGGACAAATATCACTAAGCTTAATGAAAGTTTAGAGGATTATAATATAGTAAAGGCCGAAGCTCAAGCTTTAACTACTGAATTAAATGAAAAAATTGGACCTTCTCTTACTACTGCTGAATTAATGAAGTGGTTTAAAGGACTACTTAACTTATATAACCAAGGAAAATATCAAACCTTTATCTATATTCAAATGCAAAATGTTGTTGTGCCGAATTATACTACATTTGAGAGAATCTTTACTAAAAAAAATACTGATCTTAAACTTGATGATATTGAAGCGATTAAATTCTTTAAGGGTCTAACTCAAATTGAACCGACACATATTCGTGACACTAATGCCAAACTCAAAGAGTTAGGTTTTATTTAATACTTGCCTGCTACCTTAGGCAAATTATAGTTGGCCCGGACGAGAGTTCGGGTTTTCTTTTTTAAGAGAATCCTAAATCTCGTGATTTAGGATTCTATCAGAAGTCAAACTAGCTTTAGCTAATTTAGATTTCATTATTTTTAATGCTTTAGAATATACTAATCTTGCCCATTCTGACGTTTTGCCATAACTTTGAGAAATAGTTGAAAAAGTTTCAGGTATACCATATGTTATTCCAATACGTCGACATACTATATCTTTCTGTACTGCCGTTAGTCTGCTTAGTGCAATCATTGCAGTTGTTTGGATATCAGTATCATCAACTATTTCGCTAGCCGTTGATCCACTCGCGATCCAACTCATTGGTGCAAAAGTTTCTTCTGGATCATTTGATTCTAGCGGAACGCTTCTATGATCTGAATTGACTACTCTTTTAATATTCGTTAAAGTCATATCATATCCTAATTTAATCAACTCTTCATGAATCTCTTCAAATGTTCCAGGTCGACCTTCATCTTGTTGAATCCTTTCATCAACTCGTTTTATTTTGGCAAGGTCAGTTATTATATTTTGAGGAAGTCGTACTGGTCTTGAATCAGTATTAAGATATAACATTATTTCTTTTCTAATATGCCATACTGCAAATGAGATAAATTTAAATCCTCGAGTAGGATCAAATAGTCTAGCTGCATCACAAAGTCCAATATTTCCTTGACTAATTAACTCTTCCATTGAAATGTAAGCATTTGAATATTGTTTAGCAACAGATATTACAAATCTTAAGTTTGCAGAAATAAGTTGCTGAATTGCCTCCTCATCTCCTTTTTGAGCTCTGATGCCTATCTCAAATTCCTCATCTGCACTTAATAAAGGAACACTATCTACTTCACTAAAGTAACGATTGATGTTACCTGTTCTAGTAGTTATCTTTTCCTTTGCAATTTTTAGCTGTCTCACGATCTTTTTAAATTAGTTGCTGATTGCTCAGCATGGTTTATAAAAATAATTAGTTAGTTGTATATAATAAAGAACTAAAAAAAATTGAATAGTTAAATAAAATAAACAAAAATATGAGATTTACAGATTCAGAAAGGCTAGATTTTTTAGAAAAATGGGAAACTAGCTCACATAGTAACACATGGTTTACTATTTTAACACAACATGTTAATAAACAAGATTATCCAACACTAAGAGAGTTTTGTGACTATTCAATTGATTTTGAAAAGATGATTGACTCTAATGGACTTGATGTAATTGCATGGCATCATATACCAGTACATATACAAGAAATTGTAATTGGAGTTTGGGAAAACGAAAATCGTATACTTACTGATGATGAAAAGGCTTCTATTCAAACTGAATCTAATTCTTACTGGAAGGAAGTATGGGAATTAGAGGAATCTATCGAAGATAAATAATAAAAACATTTTAATTACTAATGTCATATATTAAGAATTATTCAAACTGGCTTAGATTATTTGAGCAGGTGACAGTTGCACCAGCAGTTACCACTTCTCCAGGTGGAGTGACTACTGAAAAGTCAAAATATGGAGAGTATACATTTAACCAGCTTTTTCCAGACAACATGATTACACCAAAGCCTGAGAGCTATGCTTCAGTAATTCAACGAATGGGTGCAGATCTTAAAAAAGCACTGTCAGAGGGTAGGAACTTAACTGATATTAAAATTAACGTTGAATCAAGTGCAAGTTCACAGAGGCCTACTACAAATGTCCCTAAGGGATATACGAAACTAGATCATAATTATGGCGGTGGTCAACCAAGTAATGAATTTCTTGCAAAGAATCGAGGTATTAATATGAAGAATGTAATTGTTCAAGAACTTTCAAAACTAGGAATTCAAGTACCTGCAGAAAATATTAATGTTGTACCTAGACCAGACGGTAAATGGGTTGCTACTTCTGAAGATGAATCTGAGCAATATGTAAAAGTAAAAATCGAAGGTCTTTTTGAGAAACCTAAGACAGATATTCCAGAAAAACCAACTCCAGTTTATGAATATTCAATTGTATATTCATGGTATCAAGTAGGAGAATCAAATAAAAAATATGTATTAGTAAATAATCCATTATCTTATAAAACTAGCTATTCACCAGATGAATTAAAATATAGGAAACTTGATCACGGAACAGTTAAAAATAGTGACGATTTTAGAGCAGCTGTTCAAGATTCCCCTGAAGATATTACAATTGCTGGATATGGATATACTGCACCAGAAGGAGTTGAATTCTTTGCTTTCGGTGAATTAAGTAATTATAAAACAGTTAAAGGAAATATTTTCTATTATGCAGATGAAGAATCTTGGAAAAAAGATGTACTTACTATAAATAAACTTAATCCAACTCAATGGGAAGTTAAAGCAGGTACATTACAAAAACCTGGTGAAAAACTTCCTTTTACAGTTCATGCAAAAGGAAATTGGAATTTAGGAAAAGGCGCTCAAGCTAATTTTGAACATGGTACAGGAAACTTTAGTCGATCTATCTATACACTTAAACCAAAAGGTGATGAGCTTAAAAAAGATAAAAAAGGAAAAGAATATTATTCTGAAATTAAAATAAAGCAATGGAGTGGTTCTACTGAAGAGCCTACGGCTAAACCTGATAATACACGAGAGGCACAATAAGCCTCTCTTTTATTTAAAACAGGTTGTTGCTTTTATATAATAATTAAATATACCAATCGACAGGAATTTACTTTGTTCTTTAATATAGAAATTAACACTTGTTCCAATATAAGTAAATTGAGTATCTAGTATAAGTGCACGGTGTCCTGGAGAACCCATCCATCCTTTTACAATATCTTTAGCTAGTTCAATATACATCATACTACTATTACACTGAGTTAATGCACATATTTCGCCAAGCCCACTATGTGAATGCTCAAACTTATTAAACTTAATCATCCAAGTATTATGCTTGGTTGCAGCATCTGATATTGTTTGAGATACTGTAAGTTTAGGTAACCCCTTAATTGATCTTTCATGGTTTATCAAGTCTATTACTAGGCTATTTAATAACTTAGTATTTATTGAATCACCTCCAATTTTACTAGTCGATATTTGAGAATAACCTAAAGTTGTAAATAAGACAAATACTAAAATTATGAGTTTCATTTTTTAAATATTAAAGGGTTATTGATTTATTATACATAGTTTCATATCTATATAAAACAAAAAAGGCTATTAAAAGTATAAATCTTTGAGATAAATAATAAAAATAATATTTAGATGAGTATGCATATTATTCAAGATTTCAGTAAATGGAAAAAAATAAATGAACAGGCTTTACCTCCTAGAGAAAGAGAAAGAGGTGTTGAAAATAATAAAATAGTTGCAATTCCACTTGATGCAACATCATTAAAACTAAAAATTGTTAATGACACAGATGTAATTGATGCAAATGGTAAATTAACAAATATGACCTTCACGTTCATTATGGACTGGCTTAAGAAACAAACAGCTATTTGGAATTATTATAAAGCTAAATTAGGTGATCTTTCAACAAATGTTGTAGTATACTCAATTGCAAAAGATAATTCAAGAAAACAGGTAATTGTATTTAACATATATTCTAAGACTGCATTAAAACAGCAGGATCCAACTAAGCCTGGAATAAATCCAGCAGTTCAATTTATTAGAGAAGATGAAATATCTTCTGCATTAGATGGAAAGATCTTAGGTTCAGGCGCACAAGTTAATCAAACACAACAAGCTGACCAAACTACGTTAAACTTACCTATTAAATCAGCTGACATTATTAATTCAACAAGTACACCTTTAATTACATTTATTAAAGATACTTATAATAAAGTTAAAGCAAAAGTTACTGGAAATCCTATTCTTGCAACAGTTAAGTCTGAAGTAGTTGCTTCAAAACTTGGAACTGGTTCCCAAACTTTTGTTAAAGCATTAAATTCTGGCTTTGGAATACTTGATGCTACCTTTAATGAAGATACTGAAACAAATATTACACAAAGCCTAGTTGATAAATTAGTTAAACCTGAAGAATTAAATGTTGACTTATTTAATAAAGTTGCAAGCGTAACTCAACCAATTAGCGCTGGTGATATTAAAGTACCTGCTGGAGGATTTAGGGAAGGAATTCAAGGAGATCCTGAATTGAAAAAAGTACAAGATTTATTAGCTAAAAAATTAGCTCGTCATCTTAGAGACCATGCAACATACCAAGCATTTGTAAAAGCTGGTAAAAATGGGTTTGTTGGTAATTATGGACCATTGACTCATAATTTAGTTGTACTATTAAAAAGTATTGCTGAAAATCCACCATATCCAAATAAAGATGGTTCGATAATTGAACAAGATTTTGTACAAATGATTCAAGAAATAAATGAATCTTTCTATATTGGATTAGACGGGTCTACTCTAATTACTGAATCTACTTTTAATTTCAGTAATGCTGAAGCAATTCAACCAAGTGCACCAGCTGCAACTCAAGACAAGAGTACGCCAGCTAAAAAAAAAATTAAATCTTCTACAAGTCCAACGTCAACTAAGCCAGAAGGTCTAGATGTTAAAGCATTTCAAAAATGGATGGTAGCTTCTGGAAAAGATGGATGGTCTAACTCCGATATTGATAATATTTGGGGACCTAAAACGTCTACTGCCTGGAATAAATGGAGTGATGAGTGGTCTCAATATACTATTCCATTAGAAGGAGAGGATACTGATAAAGTAGATGTAGCAGATCAACCAAGCAAAGATGCAGTTGATAAAATGTTTGATAGTTTAGTACAAAACATTGAGAAGTATGTTGAGAATTCTATGAATTTTGAAAAATACTTTAATTCGGCTGATGCTTGGAATAAAGGAATTGCTCAAGAGTGGAAAAACGCATGGTATCCAGAGTATACAAAAATTAAAAAAGTGGTTGCCTCACTTGACCAAAATGATAGTGATACTAGTAGATATACCACAAATTTAAGTAGAATATTAAAAATGTTTAAAGGATATAAATTTATGAATACTTGGAATGGTCATACTGACGATGATAGTTTTTACATAAACATATTATATCATGCAACTAGGGCAGGTGGAAACTATCGTGCATATAAAATAACTTGCGATTTTTAATATGCAAAATAGAGCAAAAACATACAAACAATTTATTCTTGAAGCTTACATAGATGATTCTGGTGAGCTTCAGGATTTTAATTCTCCTAATGATGATGATTATGATGCCAAACTAATTGATGAGGCTCAGCGTATTCAGGAATTCCTAGAAGATCTTGGAGCAACTGATGTCCAATTAACAGTACGCGAACCATATATTAGATTTAAGTTTATATACGGAGATTATAAATATTATATGGGCGTAGATCTAGATAATGGAACAGTTAGAATCTACACAGATAGTTCTGAACTATACGCAGATTCAATGGAAAGTTTTATTGATGTAGTAAATGCAAATGGATTGGATTTTTTAAATTATTAATGGGATGGAATTATTAGACTTTAATTATTGGACAAGCATAGTTGAGAGTGCAGCAAATCAACAAGTAAATAAAGTATTTACAATTGGGCCTGACTTCAATACTTTAGTCACAGATACTTATTACCAAGTAGCCGACTCAGTTTTAAGTGAATTCGCAAACGGTTTTGAATATGAACTTCACTTAAATCCTAGTGAGTTATCAATTAAAATAGTATTTGGTGACGATGACGATGATATTCGATCAAGTATATATGGAGTAGCTGAATCATTTAATGTAGTATTGAAGTCATTAATTTATATAGAGGGCTATTATGGAAGTGGAAGTCATCTCTTATCTAGTACAAATTTGCCTAAATTACTTCAGGTGCAATTTCGTAATGAAATTATAGATAAATCAAATGACACAACTACTATTCGAGTAAGCGCAAGACCTGATGATTTTGAATTAAAATTAAATAATATTGCTAAAATTGTTGGCGCTGGTTCAAATGCATGGTCATCAATGAGTGCTGATTTTACAGCCCCAACAATCGCTGAATATTTAGCAGCAGTTAGACCAAAGGAAGAAACAGATAAAGAAGAAGCAATCAAAGTACTTGCTAATAAGTTAAATAACAGTATTCGATATCAAACAGCTCTTGAAGTATTTAAAATAATTGTATCTGATCTTAACTTAAATATTGATGAACTAGTTTCCCAAATTTCTGAGAAAACAGAGTCATTTAAAGCAATAGATTTAGATAAATTACCAGAAGATGAAAAGAAGAAAACTCTTACTGAGATCTTAAAATTTCAAAACTATCTACTGAACTTGTCAAATCCACGTAAAATTCAAGAATCTAAAATTGCAGTCGACTCACTAATTGATATATTTAGAATACTGATTAAACAGGTCGGCGATCTTAAAACAGTCAAAAAAGAACTTACTGCGGTTGCTAGACTTCCTCGCTAGAGGATCCTTTCTTAAGTCGCATAATAACCAATAATTATTTTATTGAGCCTCTCCAGTATTATCAGAAGGCACTGACTTTTCTTTTTGTATATGATTAATAATATATCCTGAAATTGCAAACTCAATACTTGCCCAAATAGCAAGATCAGAAGTAGACATAGTGGATATTTTAGTAAGAAGGAAAAATATCATTCCCCATTGCGCAATGATAAAGGCTATTCCAGATTCAATTCTTTTCTTAGAGAATAAGGAAGGCTTAGAGCTATAGATTTTACTAAATTCGGAAGTTATCCATTTAATGTTGCTCCAACCAAAGAAATATTTTTTTGTTTTTTCAGGTGCCATCTCATAATATTATTTTTATACTATTATTTATCTGGTACACTTTACTTTGAGTGGATATTGGTGGTTATCGTGATTGCACAGATAGATAAGCAGAATATGCTTTATTAGTTATTATAGTATCTACTTTATTTTGACTGAATAAAGAAGTACGTATAATAATTAATAACAATACTAATAGATTTTTCATTAATTTTGATTTTTGTTTTTATATATCAAATTAATTACTTTTCCAAATAGTTGATCTATCTTTTTTGATTTAGTGAATGATTGAAATGATTGTATTTCATCTAAACTAATGGTATCGATAACCGATTGGAAATCTATTTCATCTAAGAAATATTTATCCAGTAATTCTGTATCAATTAACTTTTTATTTTCAATTAGATATTGAATGTATTCTCTTTCGTATTTAAATTCTCTTTTCATTTTATAAATATTATATATAATATATAATTATATAAAAAAAAATAGAATTATGAAATATATTAAATTATACGAACAATTTAGACTTATCTTAGAACAATTGGATAGTCAAGGAAAACAATTATTTTTACTATGTGGACCAAGTGCAACTGGTAAAACTTATTTAGCTGGTCAAATCGGAATTGAACACTGGGTGAAATCAACAGATTTTAAAGGTAATTGTCTAATCACAACTGATAATGAAGATGGTGAACAAGAAAAAATTACTGAGTTATTGGAAGCAAAAGGTTGTCCTAAGTTAGCAGAGATATCAAAATCTGATATAAAAGATATTGGTGGAGTTTTTTTGATTGCTTATGTAGGTGATGGTGTAGATAAAAAATGGTTTGACCAGTGGAAGAATGAAGCTGATGAAGAAGAAAAGAATATTCTAAATCCATTATTTGAGATTCTTACTAAAGAAAATACTTTTTGTCCACAAACGATTACACAACAAGATAGTAGAGTTTTAAAACTAGCACTAATTTCTTATTTATGGGGACCTGGTACAATTTTATTTGATGATGTTAGACCAACAATCACTAAGTTTTATGATGATATAACAGAGTATATTATTTACACACCTATTACTACTTATTTAAGTGATAATTTAGTGAAGAGATTGGTAAAAGAACCTGATATGAATATAAAAGGTAAGATTGAAAAGTTTTTTGAATGGTTTCAATTATCAGAAACTGTTGATACTTCATTTCCTGATGATAAAAAATACACATTGGACGAGATTGAAGAATCTATGATAGAATTGAATGAAAAACTAAAAACAAAAATAACTATTGAAGATTTTATCACTATTTCTAAAATTAATGATAAAATGAAAGAAGATGGTTTCTACTTTAAAAGTGGTGGAATTCAAGGAGATAAAGATAAAAGTAAAGTGTTTAATTCAAGAAGTGGTGAGAAGTTAAGTTTATAAAGTTATTTAAATTCCAAGTTCTTCTAGTTTTCTATGTCTAATAGTTGAAATATTATCAACCATAAATAAATATAAATTATAATCACCTTGTACTTCGTGACATTTTACAAAATAAAATGTATAAATTTCTTTCTCTAAAAATTCAATCATTAAATCATAACTACTAAACGATAATAAATCACTAGTTTTCATAAGTGATTGTAATTGTTTATTTGGACCATCATCTTCTAAGTAGAAAAGGGTTTCGACAGGATTTGAATAGTTTATTCTATCACCAAAATGATCTACTATGGACTCGAACCACCGACACCTAGTTTTGGAGACTAGTGCTCTACCGACTGAGCTATCTCTGTATAAAAAAGGAGAAGTCGTCGGGTCTTTCAGGGTTTCTGGTTACTATCTTTAAAAGGAGGTGGGTGCACTGTCTACTCTAAACCCTTTTTCGACCTTCATCCACCTGGAAAAATAACTACAGCTTCACTAACTTCTCCCCTATTTTTTATTTTACCTCATCTAAATCAAATACTCGTACTAGTTTAGTAAATCGAGTATATACTATTTTTACTGAGGATAAAGGTTTTCTTCTTTTTCTCCCCTTAGAAGGCTTTTTAATTTTAGAAGATGGGAGATCTCCTTTTATTACTACTCTCATGTTTTTCCTAGATCTTCTTTTTTACGCAGGATGTTAATTGAACCGTTTGCCCAGTGTTCTACGATATTGCCATCCTTCATGTAGATTTTAGGTAGACCTTTGCCCCAAGTATCAGCAGTTACTTGATCATCAAATGCCTTCTTAAATTCTTCAGATTTTAAGTATTCATGTAACTCATCCATACTATACATAATTATTATTTAAGCGGACTCAGTAGGATTCGAACCTACGACCAATAGATTAACAGTCTACTGCTCTACCGACTGAGCTATGAGTCCAAATGAGGAAGACAGAAGCCTAGGACTTCTGTCATCAATAGTTATACTATTGACAGGTAATAGATGAATCGAACATCTGTCATCAAGAAAACATCTCGATATCCTAGCCGCTAGACGAATTACCCATAACGTCTGTAACTATTGTTCCAATAAGATAGCGGTCCTGAAGGGATTCGAACCCTCGATCTCCGCCGTGACAGGGCAGCGTCCACTCCGCTGGACCGCAGGACCATTAAAAAGAGCCGGCTTACATTCCATCTTCCGGCTCTTGTACTCAATCTTCTCGCTAGCATCCGATTGAAGGTAGAGTTTAGCTCCCAAACTCTTCCACTCTCTAAAAGGCATTACACTATTATGGAATACGTAAGCAAGACCCTTAGTTTTATAGCCAACTAAGATAAACTGCTATTTAGCGCATAACTGCGGGAATATTTTTTAGTTATGTAAACTCTATTAATATTATACCATACTTTAATTAGAAGTTTCACAGCATTTGTAGAATAGGTTGGATTCGAACCAACGTGATCCTGTTCCCAAAACAGGCGAGATAAACCAGACTCCTCTACTACTCTATAAAAAACCCAAGCAGTAATTCTTGATCAGGGACACTTGCTTGGGGTTGATACTAGTTATAAAGTTGTCTATAAAGGTAACGTCTTACACGTATAGATCAGGTCTCATTTCCCAGCACCAGAGAACGACCAGGAGAGTGAGCAGTTCTTATGGTATGCCCCCAGGTCAATGGCTGCTGATACTATCAGCAGCCGGCAAACGACCCATCCTGGGACGCTGTTCTTATGGGTAGCGTGATGGGTACGGTTATAATAAGTTGGGCAGGATCAGACGCGTTCTGCCTGCCGGGACCTCGTCGTTGTTATTCTCCGAAGATTATGAATAACAGAGCGGACCGAGACACTAGGTGGTCCTTCTAGGGATCGAACCTAGGACCTACTGATTATGAGTCAGTTGCTCTAACCAACTGAGCTAAAGGACCTGGTGGAACTTATAAAACCCATCTTTTTCAAGGTAAGGAAACACGGCCCCTAGTTTTTTGCGTAGTTAGGACAGGGCTCGAACCTGCAACCTATCGGCAAGATTTACTTTGATACCTTCAGGTCATGACTCCTTATCTTCTCAACACTCGCCAATCGCTCTCACCAATTGAGCTACCTGACTAAATTACTGGGGATTTGGCCTCAGGTACCCCAGTGTCGTAAGTTAACCTTTACTTACACCACCATCCGTGACACTTAGCTTTGTCCGATAGTTGTTGTTGTCCTAGTGCTAAGTTCAAACAACGGCTGTACTTCCGGAGAGACTCGAACTCTCACACCTCGCGATACTAGCTCCTAAGGCTAGCGTGTCTACCAATTCCACCACGAAAGCAAAGTATGGTGATTCCACCAGGATTCTAACCTGGAACCTATGCCTTAGAAGGGCAGTGCTCTATACAGTTGAGCTATGGAACCTTTTTTAAATTAATCCAATATGTCAAAGAACTTTGGTTAAGTAGGCAAACTTAATTACCTACCAGAACCTGGTTGTAGCGAGGGAGGGACTCGAACCCCCAACCTTTGGGTTATGAGCCCACTGAGCAGCCAATTGCTCCTCCTCGCAATATAAAGTTATTATACTCTTTTTCTAACTACATTAAAACAAAAAACCTCAACTGAACAAGTTGAGGTTTAATATTTAATTATATTAGATCACTCAACTTTTTAACAAGACTCTATAATCACCCGATTCCATTGGAAGGGCAAGATTAAGTATAGAATTATTTGTTAATTGTTTCATTGAAAGTATTAGCTGTTTATTTTACTTTATTATTTATACTAAAATTTTAAAAAGGTTTCACTTTTTAGAAAAATTAAATATTTTTTTAATTAGTGAGTCTTGCTCAACTACTCCATATAGTTCATCAACGTCAGTTTGATTTAATTCAAGGCCATCCCAAGTTTGTATTGAACTTAATTTAAAGCCAGCAACATTCACTAAATATTGCGGTGAATTTAAAGAATAATAACTTGCACCAATATACGCTAGGTTATTATCTGTATATACTGGATTATTTGGATTAGTGTTTTCTACAGCAAGCTCACGCTCAACATAAATTCGAGTAGCTCCAGATTCTTGTCTAGTTACTACTACATGTGCCCATCTATCTTTTATTAAAAACTCAGTAAATGTAAAGTTTGGACTTTCTGAATATGCCATTGCAATTCCAACATTAATAGTATTATTACTATAGTTAATATAGAAACCAAAATATTTATCGTGTTTAAATCTATTATCAAAGGAACTTAATATAACAATTCCTTTTTTCCCAACCGATGATGGAACAAATAATCTAAAACTAATAGAAAAATCCCCTTTGAAATTTAATGAATTTTCAGGTAAACTAATAAAGTTATTGCCATCTGACTCAAAATAGAGAGAGCCATCTGATGATTCACCAAAATCCATTTGGGAAGGCATGATTCCATCTTTAGTAGGAGTAACAATCATTCCATCAAACCCACTAATTGAATCAGTGGTGTCGCCATCAAGTATCCAAGCAGATTTAGATATTACCTTTTCAATATCATCAGTTGGCTCTAATAGAGTAGGAATATCGACTGATTCAAATATTTCAATTGGCTCAAGTTCTGGCGCTTTAGGTTTATCTAGTAATTCAGATTGTAATTTTACTTTAGCAAGGCTTGCACGGTATTCAGAAACTTTTCTTTGTCTCTCAAGTTCAACCATTCGTCTTTCCTCTGCTTCTAGTGCAAGTTGATCAATTCTAGATTTATCGAATGCCTCTTTAGCAGCTTTATTTTTTGCAATTAATCGAGCAACTTCTAAATTATTTTGAGGCAGCTTAGTAATAATTTCAGGTTGAGATCTTTTAAAAAGAGAAAGATATTTATGGGTAGCTGATAAAATAGTTGATTTTACCTTTTTAAAAATATCAGAAATCTTACTGTTTGATTCTATACTTTTCTCCCAATCTTCACAAGATTCAACTCGAGCCAATAGTTCTCGATATATTGATATTTGTTGAAGAGTCTCAATATCGTCCTCTTGATAATATCGATACTGTCTTATTTTTAATAAATTCGATACGATTAAATTTACTTCAGTTAGCGCAGAATCTTTATTTGGATGATCTATAAGTAGAGAAGAAAAGGTTGATTCAAAATTTGATCTATTTAGAAGATTCATTTTTAGCAAGGTTAAATTTAATCAGCATTTCATTTCTAAGAACTAGGGCATGTCTGCGCTGAGTAAAGGTTGAACCTAATTCAAGGTTGCCTAGTGCACCAAGAAATATATTTAACTCAGAGTCAGTTGCAGATTCAGCAATAAAATCATATTCATCATCTGTAATATTGAATAGGACTTTAATTACGTTATCAAACATATCTTGAAGTCCTCCTCCACTTAATACACAAGCATCAACTTCTGGTCTTAATATTTTCATAGTTTTTATTTTTTAAAGTTAAATCCAATACCTATTGTTAATGTGTGCATCCATTTTACTGAACTTACACTTCTAAAGTTAATGTTATCAGATATTGTAAAATTTATTTTTTTATTTTGAAATAGAGATATTTTAGTATTTCCATAGACTATTGCATCTTGTATTCTTAATAGATTAGGTTGATAATAATATTCACAAGATATTGAGAATCTAGAATGTAAATAAGTAGATTTTAATCTAACCGAATGTCGTATTACCTCCTTATGTGGAAGTTTTACATAATTTGTATTTTGATACAGAGTAGCATAGCTTAGCGAAAAATATTTCCATGATTTACCGAATCCTAGTCCAATTGAATGATCGCTAGTTATACTTCGGGTTAATGAATAATTAAATACGTGTAAAATAAATGTTTTTCTATAATTAATATTAGTCTTTTGTTGTAATTCATTAGCTATTATCTTATTACTGTATGAAATAGAGTATGTAGTATTTGTATTAAATTTTAATTTATTTCTACTTATTGTATTATCTCCAGAATATGCTGCATTAATTTGAGTAGTACTATTTTTTAAATATACTCCAGTAATACTATTTATTGAGGCACCAAAGATTGAGTCTTGTGAATAACTAAATACTGGTATAAAAAAAATAAGTAGTAATAGTTTCACCTATTCATTTATAATTTTTATTTCTCTATTTGGATTATCTGAGTGTTCCCATAAATCTCTAGTAAGTGTACCAACTACCCAATTACACATTTCTTCACTATACGTCTCGCATATCTTAACAAATGGATATTTCTCACCAGTGTCTGGATTGATATCAACAAATCCAATACTATATTTCTCCATAAATTAATTTTGTTAGTTGGTATATTGATGGAGCACCAATTTCTCCAAATTCTCTAAATATTTCTAGCATATTCTTTTTATTTTTTTACATTCGCCCGCTTATTGTTAGATTCCTAGCCTTTTGACAGTGCTTCTCAATTTCAATTAGCCACTTAACTATTGATATAATACTTACTTTTTTAAGACTGTTCTTGAGCATAGTTAAAATTTTTATTTTATATTTCGAATATCTGATACTTTATTTGAACTGAATGGATAATATCGAATAACATATATTTGATTATTTATCGTATCTTCCACCATAACTTCATATCCATCCCTAGCTAATAAACTAGTCGTTGGCTGTATGATGCACTTTGGATATTTTCTTTGCGCATCATTTAATCGATCTATTTGATTAACACAACTAGTTAATCCAATTAAGCTAAGTAATAATAATTTTTTCATAATTTTTAATTTGATATTTGTGCTTTAATTATTGGGTGTGATTGATAATCTAATATTTTAAACATATCAATCTCTAATTTATCTAATTCATAATCTAACATATCAGGATGAATGTCTAATTTAGATAACGTAAAAGGTTCTCTTGATCTTTTTGGTATGTTTCTGGTGACTAATTTAGATTCTAACCATTCGTCATCTTTTACTTCCATACCTGGTGTAAATTCATTCTCGTATAGTTTTTTTCTTTCTTCTTTAGTAAGTTCTCTGCCAATCTGTTCCGTTGCTTGCTCAACGTGGTTTGAATATAAATGAACATCACCTAAATTACCAATCAATTCATCTGGAACCATATTAACAACTTTAGCAATGATTTCCAATAACAATCCGTAAGATGCAATATTGAATGGTAAACCTAAGAATGTATCTACTGAACGTTGATTCCACATAAGCGAGATTGCTCTGGTTGGAATATTTAATTCATTCATCCTACTAGCTAATGCTAATTCAAAATCTAAACCAATTGATTCGTATTGTTCTTTATTAGATAGAGCTTTATTATACTCATCATCACTTTTGTTAACAAAAAATAATCGTTCTTTAACACTCAATTCTCTTGTATACATTTGAAACCCATAATGACACGGTGGAAGAACCATTGAATCCAATTCTCCAACATTCCAAGCATTTACCATCAAACGTCTTGAATCTGGATTTGTTTTAAGGTCTTGAATTAGTTTTTCTATTTGGTCACATTTTGGAATATCTTTAAAATGTGTTACAGCACCATGATGCCAACCAGATGGAACTTGTTGAACACCACACCATGCTCTCCATTGCTTACCATATACTGGACCGAGTTCTCCGAATTTATCACTAAACGCTTTGTCATTTTTTATTTTTTCTATAAATTGTTCTTTAGAAAAAGGTGTGCCGTCTTCATTGATGTATTCTTTCATTCTTCTAATTTTTTAAGTTTTCGTATTTCCCAAGCTTTCTTTAAAGACTCGGATGCTTTTCGATTATGTTCTTCACTATTGATTTTACCCTTTCTACCAGAAACTTTTCCTTTTCGATCTTCGCTCATTTTCTTTATAGTTTCTTCTGAATGTTTAAATCCAGTAAGAGTATTTTTGATTTTTTCTCTGGTTTCAAGAGAATGATTTTTCGCATAGAAACCATTTTTTTCACCAATACGTTCTTTGGCTTTTTTGGACATTTTATTCTTTGCATCTTCCGAATGTTTCTTATTATAGTTAGGGTTATTTACACCTTTAACTGATTCAGAATATTCCAATCTTATCATTTCATATAATTTAGAATTTGGAATATATCTCTGTTGGTTTTTATCTTTTACATTTAACATCATCCAAAGAGCTAACCTCAATCCTTTATGATTAGGGTATATTCTACATAAAAGTAAATGAGCTATAAAATGTTCTCTTGCAGTTAAAACTACTAGATTCTCGATATCTTCACTTCCATTTAAACATCGCGGTATAATATGATGCCTTTCTGTATATCCTTCAATTTTTCTTGTTTTTGCTCTTTCGATTAATTGAAGATAAATCTTATTATAATCCATTATTTTCTTTCCATTTTTCATACTCTTTTAAGTATGCGTTATAAGCATCTCCATCCCAAATGTGACAATCATTGTCTACAAGGAATTTAATGTTTGTATCACCACGTAAGAACCAGATTAATTCGGTTGCTATAAGTCGGAACGGCATTCGTTTTGTCGTGAGCAATGGAAACCCATCTTTCATATTGTGACGGATCTGTCTACCATATACTGAAATCGTTCCTGTTCCTGTGCGGTCACCTTTCTGATGTCCATTATCAAGTATGTCTTGAAGAAGTACTTGATAGTCTTTGTCTAATTTATTCATACAAATTTTACATTAAGGTTCGTTCTTAGTTTATTTGCTAAAAATTCAAGATTATCTTTAATGATTGGATTATCTTTAAATGCTTTTCCAATTACTAGTAAAGTTCTCATGATTCCATTATCATCGGTATTTAGATGATTATTTAAATAATTGTTAAACTCATTTAGTTTTTCATCTAGTCGCCGATCTCCTTTAAAAATTTCTCTACAATCGTTGTGTATTTTTTCATACTTCAACATATTTTCTGTTTTATCCATGCTTTATATTTTTAACTTTCTTTTCATTCGTCTTATTTCTAGATTTAGCTTATCTCTCTCTTCTATTGCGATCGAAAGCCTCATAGCTAATGGAAGACCATATAATTTAAGGTCTTTAAATCTAGAATCAATTTGAGTAAATTTTTGTTTAAACTCCTTATCTACATCACAAATATCGCTTACTTTAGTACGATAATAGATAATACTTGAATGATCTAATCCGCCGGTCACTGAACCAATTTCATTAAGTGTATATAATGAATTTCTTCGCAAAGCCTCACATAGCATCATACGAGCATCTGTAACCTTTCGTAATCTGCTTCCATTATTGATTTGTTCTTTAGTTATACCAGTAACTTCAGTAACTATTCCAAATAATAGAGAAGCATCTTGAACAAGTGATTTATCTAAGCCTTTCATAGAGAATAATTATTGGATTATTTCATATTTACCACAAATGATTTTATTCGACCCTTCATATTCAAACATAATACACTCACCACTAACACTAGTCGTATATGAACGAACGATAAATTCTTCACTATTAGTTTTAATAACTATATCTGAATGCTTAGATCTAGTGAGTGAGTAGATTGAAATTATCCCAATCATAATTATTATTATATACATTATGATTCCATCATCAATTGAGCGATTAAATATTTTCATTAGTTTTTAATTAGAAGGTTTAACTGAGTATGCATCGAATTCTTCACTAAAATAAAAAACAAAAATTTCATTATGATTAAATTCTTCAATTGAAATATCCATTGATTTACAATATCTCTGTATTGCATCTTCATTTGAAATATTTAAATAACATTTCATCATTCCTAGAGCGCCAATTGAAATTAATTTATTTTCCATTTTTATTTTTTTAAGTATGAATCAATTCTGTTTGTACTAATTGCAATTAAAATAACTGCGCTTAATCCTCCAAGTACCCAAATAGGATTATCGTGTTCTACTGATATTATACTCGATAAAACTAAAATTAAAAGCCCAGCGCCTATTAAAATAGGAATAGTTGCTTTTTTCTCAGTAACCGATTCAATACGTTCATTCCATACTAGCCTTTCAATTGCATCTTGCATATCTTTACCATATGCCGGTACAACATGTTCAGAGCCATCAATTTCTCGAATTGTTATATTATATCTATAGTATCCTGGATTATCTTTACTTTCCCTAACGAGTTCAGCATATACTGCTCTTCTTCTTTCTTTTTTCATTTTTCTATTCTTGTTAAAATTGATTTAATTATAACCAATTCTGCTTCTAATTCTGATTTTAATTGTACTGAATCCCACGTGCCATTCATGTCCATTTTAATGACTCTATCTTTCCATGTATTTAAACGATCTTGCATATGATTTGCTTGATAAATTGTTTTAAGATCGTCGATAAAGTTAATTATATCAATTGATTCCATTTTTGTTTATTAATTAATAATATAATAATACTAAAAAAGCCGAGACTTTTAATCTCGGCTTCTTAAATAGTTAGTTTAATTATTTGTTGATATCTTTACGATCTTCTTCGTTAAAATCTAAAGTTTGTGAAGATATGTTTAAATCAAGTCCTGCAAATTTAGAAGAACGGAAAGAAGATACTTTACTAGATACATTAGAGTAAAGAGTATTTACTGAATCGGTAGTTGCATTGTAATTTACTGAATTACTTGCAGAGATACCCATAGAAGCACCAGCTTTAATTGCATCTTGATTAGCACCTAAAAATAAGAAATTCCAACCCATTTTTTTCTTTTCTTCAATTAATCCAAATACTTTATTTTTATCGTATTCTCTACTTGCATTTTCATGACCATCAGTAATAATAACAAAAATAACGTCATCCGTAGTATTCAAATCATTAATTGTTTTACCGACTGCATCAAAAAGTGCAGTAGTTCCATTAGGGCGGAATGTTTCACCATTAATTAAGTCTTTAACTTCATTGATAGGTCTAGCAGTATAATCAATTTGATATTCATGATCGAATTGAACAAGAGTCATTGTTGCATCGCCTTTAGCATTTCTTTGTTCTTTAATAAAAGAATTAAGTCCTTCAACTGTAGGTCTTGCAATAGAATCCATAGATCCTGAACGATCTAAAACTACTACAATTTGCGTAGGTTTTTGATCAACGGTTGTTTCAGTTACAACCGTTGTAGTTGTGGTAGTTATTACTTTTTTCTTAGCCATATTGATTTTATTTTTTGGTTTTTATTTTTTTCTTATTTACCGTAGGTGATATTAACTTATATCCAAGTAACGATTCTAGGTTTTCTTTAGATGTTGAATACATTACTGCAGTTTCATCATTTGTATAAATATAACCAGATATTAATTTACCAGTAGTTAAACTATATACTAATTTCCAACATCTAGTCGGCACATACAGGCCTTTTATTATCTTAACGTTAGAGTCCCAATATCCGCCACATATTATCCATAATGAATCCTTTTGAGATAGTGATCGAATTAAGGTTTCCTGCTTTTTCCAAACTCCGCGATTTAAACTTTTAGTTTGAGGAAGTCGATTATAGTACATAAAAGTTAAAGAATCTAGATGGCAATTATATGCAAAGTCTTCTGCATTTGCTAAGTGCCCTCTTTCATAGCCAGAGTTAGAATAGGACGACTCACCAACAAGTTGATACTTTGAATCATTTGTCCAACGATTAGCTCTTTCGCATGGTCCGCCGCCGCGATAAAGTCGATATTCGACGTATACTGGCATCTCAATCGTAGTATCAATATATGAAGTATACGCTGCATTTTTAATAACTGCATTTGGTTTTACTTGAGATAATCCAACCAGGGATATTAAAACTAAACTTACAGTACTTAAGATTTTCATAAAATCATTGACTATTTTCTAGATATTAATTTTGGATTATCTTCAAGGATTTTTACAATTGATTCAACTATCTCTCGTGGACCAAATGTTGTTTTCCAATCATGTGATTCGCTTACTTTGTGAACCCAGTCAATATACTTTAAGTACACCTCATCCGTATCTATTGAGTAACTATCCCCAATAAATTCAAGTATATCTGGGATGTTTAGTTTCATACCAGTAGAGATATTAGGATACGACCATACTTGATTTTGACTATCGATTATATCAAGATTTCCTTCAATAAACTGTATGATTTCATCTCTAGTTAAAGTTGTAATTTTAACTTTCCATTCATCAATTACAGTAAATCCAGTATTTGATTTAATTAATTTAAGGATTGGGCCTTCACTATTTAATAAGTCAATTGATCTAGTTGAGTTTAAATTTTTCATAACTTTATTTTTTTATCTTTCAATTCCTAATTCTTTGAATGTTACTGGAGTATAGTCTACATGTTCACATGATACGCAGTGGTATCTATCATCAGGTACCCATTCATCCTTAAATCCATTTTCTTCTAATTTCATTATTTGATTCTCATGAATATGCCCGTGTATGTTTCTAGGAACTCTGAATTCTAATTCTCGTTCATGTACCGGACAATGTGACAACCAGATGCCTTTGTATTTAACCATACCAGATACTCCTTGTACATATTGCAATAACGCCGGAATATCCTTCATCATATCATGGTTGCCTAATACTACTTTCTTCATACCGTTTAAACGGTTTAGTAATGGATATGATTTGCTAGATTCCATTGTTACATCACCTAAGATCCAAACTACATCTCGTTTGTTAACTTTCTTATTCCATTGTGAAATAATATGCTCATCATGTTCTTCAACAGTATTGAACCCACGTTTAAGAGCCATATTGGTGTGACCAAAGTGTAAATCTGCTATAAAATGGACAACGCTCATAATCGTATTAAATTTATTCTTTTTTCTGGGCGGACTGTTCTCTCAATAGTAAACATTGGAGAAGAGTATGCGGATAATATCTTTTGGGCAGTATTCGGCCCAGGAATCCCATTTATTTGTTTGTTATGTAGAGTTCCACCTTCAAATGTAACTCCCATCTGACCTTCAACTTGAGTTAAAGGGCTTGAGTATTTAAAAATGAGAGCGCTGTGTACTCCACTTGCGCTCTCAAGATTAAAACCTTTAAAATCCCATTCTTTTTCATGAATAAAATCAAGTAATTCTTTTCCAAGTTCACCAGTAAAAATAATTTGATTTGGAAGTTTATCATGTTCAATAACTAAATCTGAAACATGCTCAGATATGATTGAAAAAAGTTTTTGAGAAAATTCTAAATCTTTTTTTAATGGTACTCGAAATGTCATTAGGCAACAGTTTTTTGAGAAGAGAGTTCTTCAGACATTTTCCAAAGTATTCCATTTACTCGACTTGACCCAACACCCTCAACTTTCATTTTTCCATTACTACTACAATGGAATGTACGCTTAGCATCATCCATACAAGTAAGATTGTAAGTTGATGAAGTATTAGATAAGACACCGAAATGAAAAACAAATGTCTCTTTTTCATAATAACTAGGATTCGTTTCAGCGAATTTGCAAAGCACATCATAGACACGCTCAGCAGTTTTAGTCGGCATCTTTTTCATACTTATTTAACTACACCCATTATTTTTGACTCAACTACACTCACTACTGAAAACTCAGCAATTGAATCTTTAAATCTTTCTTTTAATAAATCTTCAGCTTCTGAAATTGATCCAGCATCTACTAGATATTGCTCATAGATTTTTTTAGGTCTTCCTGTTTGATCATCAATTGTCTCAAACTTTACTTTTGCAATGTAATACATAGTTATTGGTTTATTGGTTTACTTTATTATTTAAAGAGTCAATTACTCTTTGGATTTCTCTTAGTTCGTGCTTGTATTCTAAAATATTATTCATCATTATCAGTTTAGCCTCCTTTAAAAAAGCAATGACTAACTTATCAGTAGTTGGATTATATTCAATTGTATTTATGATTCCCATTTGGTCTAATGAATTAGCATTTTTTATAAAATCTTCCATATACTTTATTGAATCAGCTGATCCACATAGAGTATCACAATCTAGAAATTGAGTAATATATGAATTACCATATGTTTGGTGTTTATCCCTTAATTTTTCAATATTTGGCAATCTTTTTTCTCGAGTTGACATATTTTATATACTTCGTTTTTTACCATAGTTTCCTTTAAATACTGGAAACCTTAATGAATTATTTCCATGTTGATCAGTTGTTTCTTCAAAGTACTGGACACAAATTACTGAATCAAGTATATCTGATTGATTTGAATAATAATGCCTACGTTGATCAATAGTAAATCCACTTCCTACTTGAACCGGTGAACCTTTGTGATTAACAATAACTGCACTCAACATATCTTCTTCAATTTCCTTTCCATCTACTATTACTCTTTGTGGGCCCATTATTAAACTAGCAACAGTATATTCTGCATCAAAAAATTCTTTAATTTTAAGCATGTGTTTAGATCTACCTGGAGAATATTGAGTATCTCTTCTTGCAATTAGCCCTTCCCAATTAGAATCTTTAGATTGACTCTTTAATTCTTCAAGAGCATCTTCATCTTTAATTCTTATTTGAGGAAGTATTTCTAAGATAGATGATGATTTTAAATCACCTAACCATTGTGCTCTAGTTTCAATACGGGTAGAAAATAGTGGTGATTCATCTGTTCCTGCAAACTCGCCAGCTTGTAAGATATCAAAGATTTGATATCTTGGGTTTTCGATAGTATGGTCTTTACGTTGTATTTGCTTTAGGATTCCCTGGAAGTCATCTGAGCTATCTGCATTCATAAGACATAGTTCACCATCTAAAACAGAATCAGTGATCCCTAATCGTCTTATTTCCTCTGCTACTTTTCCAAGAGTTAAAAATTCTTTACCGTTTCTTGAAAAGAATCGTACTTCATCTCCATGAATAAAACAGATACATCGAACTCCATCTAATTTTCTAGACACAAACCAGGTTCCATCAAAAATATTTACACCTTTTACTTTTGATGCATCATGTGCAAGGGCAACTTCAAAGGTTGGTATAAATTTAGGAATTACCCTATTAATAATTGTAGTAGTTGCGCGAGTTTCAAGGTTTCTATCAATTACTTGATATATTAGGTCAGTCCATTCTTCATAATCTTTAATAAACCGATTCATTGCTTCAATTGCAGAGTGGCCAGTTATATGCCTCTCATTAAAATCATTAAGCATCATAAAAAGATCATCATATACTTCATTTGATGAAATTAAGTCACTACGCTTTTTAAGATTAGTAGAAGTTAATCCAAAATTCCAATATGGATGATATGTATAGAATAGGATCTTTTTAATAAAGGGATGATACTGATACTTAGTAAGAACGTCAACTTTATGATTAGTTGAGTTTGATGAATTCATCTCATTGACAAATTCGCGAAGTAATTTAAAATCATCAGAGTGACGCATATTTCTTTTTTTAATTATAATACATAATTAAAAAGAAAGTTTACAATCAGGGGACATATTTTTTTCGCACCAACCGGAAGGGAGCTCAACTGCAAATCGGGCAGGTTTATGACTTTGATATTTTGGAATTTGGTCATCATCTACTTCGTCAGATGGATCCATTGTTTCATGATTAATATATTCCATGTTACTATCGAAGAATATTATATCTAGTGGAAAATTTACTTTTTTCATCCAAAAAGAAAGAGGTTGATCTTCACTATATACAAAGAGTATTCCTGAATTTTCATGTGGAGCATCTAATGAATCTGAATACCCCTTAGCTTGACTTTGTGGAGTTGCTGCAACTTTTAATTTTAATGAGATATCAGAGATAGCCGCTTCTATTTCTTTACCATCAATATCATTTTTTCTACAATATTCTTCAAATAGGGGTATTGAATAGTGAAATATAGCGTGACTCATTAGTTTGTTGATTTTTTAGATTCAAGATTGGAAACCCGTACGGTAAGATCATTAATCGCTGCTTCAAGCTCACGAAATGATGATTTTTTAGTTGATTCATCATCCACATATAATTGATCTTCGCCAGTTTCTCCATAGTTACCAGCATAATAATCTGCTTGAAATGCGCTTGATCCTTCAAGTCCATTGTTTGGTGGGTTTTCACCATCTTGACCTCGTTCATCCCAATTTTTATCACTCCAATCAAGATCAGAGTTTTCATTAATTTTATAAGTCTGTATAAATGAAGAAAAGTTTTTAACTCCCATTTAATATAATCTTTTTTTTATTTATTAAATAAAAAAAGCGAATGTTTCCATTCGCTTTTATATAAACTTTTTTAAAGAATTTTTATTTTTCTTCAGCGTTTTCTTCACCTTCAGCAGGCTCTTCTCCTTCTTCACCTTCTTCAGAATCTTCCTCTTCTTCAGGCTCAAGTTTTTTAACTCTTTCAGAAAGATCATCAATCATAGATTTTAAATCTTCTAGAGTTAATTCTTCTTCTGGTTGCTCTTCATCACCTTCTTCAGAATCTTCAGCATTCAGTGCTTCATCATCTTCTTCTGGATTTGCACCATAGTATCCAGACTCAGTGTCGTCGTTGTTGTAGTCTTCAAATCCTTCAGACTCGTTTAATGTACGAGTTTTCATGAATCCTGCAAAGTTCTTTACTCTCATTTTTAATAACTTTTTTATTATTTATCCTTGCTGATACTATTTTTTCTCAGATTTAAACTGTTCAATCGTTTCATCAATAACTCGGATTTGTTCCATTGCTGGACGAAGTAACATCGATACTGCAAATAATCTATGTGCAGGCTCTTCACCCTTTCCTGTAACTTTACCTAGAAAGAAATTAATTGATTCTAGAGTAGTTGAAGGTAAACTAACAGTATGTCTCTCAGTTGAACGATCATCTACTTCTTTTAATTCACTAGATAATGATAATAAAGCCATTAAGATTAAGTACGCTTCGTTTGGACCTTTCCACTCAACTTTATTGTTTAATAGATTTTTAACATATTTCAAATCAGCTGGAGAAATATTAATTTCAAAATTTCCCATTCTTCGCTGGATTAAAACATCAAGTTCAGACATAGGAGTCTCTACTTCATTTCCAAGCTGAGGCTCAACATTTTCATTTTCGATAGTATTAACTACCTCTTGTTCTTCGATTGTGTTTGTTTCTTCTAACATAGTTTAATATTTTAAAGTATTAAACTATTGTAGTAGATAAGGTTTTAAGCAATAGTAAAGTTTTTTTCTATTGTTTCAGCTTTTGCAATCTCATTACTTGGAGCAGATGAACCGCCAGCATTAACCCTAACACAGGCTTCAATAGCAGACTTTTTATTAGTAAATGAATTAGGATCAATATTTAGATTCTTTAATCCGTTTATTATAAATGCAGCAGCTACTCGAGCAGAAAATTTAGGGTCATTTAATTTATCAGGATCAGTAACAATATCAATTCCAGTTAAATCTGAATATCTTTGGTAATTTGATTTAAATGTTAATTGATTAAAACCTCTACCTCGATATTTATAACCATCGCCTACTTTAGTATTACCAGTATTCCAACCTAAATTGTCAGTTGCAGTCGGACCATATACCTTATCGAAAAATGCAGATGGGCTAGATTTAAGTTTAGTTAAAGCATCATCAGATAAGTCACTCACTCTAGATCCAAATAGACCTCGAATTCGCGCATTTGGGGTAGTTGCATAACTTAATTCGTTTTGTGGAATAAAATTACTCTCTTTTCCAATAGTTGATAATATCCCAATAATAGCATACTTATTAGTTACACCAAGAGATTTAATTTGACTAATTAGGGTATTAATATTTTGAGCTTGGGTACCAGTATAATTGGATTTTATTTCTTTATCTTCTAGTGCATCATCAATAAGTTCATCCGAATCTTCACTAGATAGGTCAGACGTACCTACTTGATTTCCAGAATCGTCTAATCCAAATTTATCTTTAAACCATATAAAATGTTCTGGATGTTCAGCAAAGATATTATCTAATTCTTCTGGAGTAAGAGTAGGAGCCATATCTGGCATCATTCTAAAAAGCCAATCTAAGATTACTTGATTATTTAATATTCTTTCCCCTCGGGTTTTTCCTGGAGAGCTTTGATATTCATCTTTTAAATCATTTGAATCATCTGAATCGCGACCAACTCGACGTACACCTATATGAATATGATCAAAGTGATCGGGTACTCGCCATCCAACTTGATATCGATATCCGCCAGAATTGAAATTAAACCATGAACCTCCTTTATATTCTGGATGACCACACCATTGCATTAAATGCGCAAGTAGAGTATCTCCACTCTTTCCACTAGTTGCAATATCAATAGCATATGAATCATCTTGACCTTCATAGTGATCTGAGGTATTTCCGCTTGCAGTTTTTTCCTTAGATCTCTTTTGAGAAATAATAGTATTTTTTCCAACAAAATCATTAGCAATTTTAGCAAAAGCTAATGCTCTAGGCATACTTCCATCCCAGTCTCCACCCTTTCCGCCAACATTTGCTTTACCGCTATCTAATGAGCCAACGGTTAATCCAAATGTTTTATCTGGATAGTTTGCATCAGGATCAAATGAAAATGTCTCGTTAAGTTTAACCCAATCTTTAAAAGTAATCATTGCTTATTAATATGATTTTAATTATTTATTTTAATTATTTAGTTAAATGACGATCAATTATAATCAATTGACTTGTACTTATTTTAGGATAAGCATCGTCTGCTGAAAGGAATCCAGCCCAATCAACTTCCTCCTCCTGTAGAGTAGATTTAGGTAATCTCTCACTATCTAATCCTATTTCAGAAAGATCTTCTATATTACATACAAAATAAATTAAGCGACCATCCGGTTTACCGTTCTTATAGAATATTACTTGGTGAGATTCTGGATCAAGTTGATCTTGTGAAAGAACAATAGAGGTCTCTTCTTCAAGTTCTCTAAGTGCAGCTAAGATTGGCTCCTCATCAGGACGATCCAATTTTCCTTTAGGAATACCTAAAGTTGGTTTTCTCCAAGAAGCATTTGTTGGGTGAACTAATAATATTTTATTATTCCAAATAATTGCAACACCTGCTGCTACTCTGTGTTCTTCTGGCATATCAATTGCCCATCGTTCATTAACGAACTCATTAAAATTTAATATTCCCATTCTAATTAATTTATATATTTGTTATAGTCAATTACTCCAGATGGTTTTAAGAGTAATGAGTCATAATATTTTTGTTTATAATATGGTTTAACGTGATCTTCAAACATTTTCTTTTTAAACCAGCTCGGAAGCTTGGCTGAATAGTAATCTTCATATGCATCCTCATATAATTTTACACCTTGAGATGGCGTAAGATCAGATGACCGATTAATTGATTCTAGAAAAAGTTTTCCGTCCGATTCAATTAAGCTAATTGAATAATATTCTGGAGACCATTTATCATTTATCTTTTTACAAATATCTAAAGCTTCACCAAGATGCTTCCAACGAGCCATATCAATATCAAAAGGAGTTTTATTAATTTTCTTTTGTACATGAATAGGTGAATCGCCTGAGGCAAGCACTTCAAATCTAGAGGAAGGTACTCTTTTTTCTTGAAAAGAGCTATATGGTTTTTCAGATTTCTTAAATTTTCCATATGTTTTAAACTCATCTTCCCCATTTGCAGAGTATCCAATAATTGGAAATTTCATCTTTTTTACAAGGGACCGATCCTTTATTTTATTTGGAATAAATGATTCACCGTTAAATTCTGAATTTAATTCAGAGTTAGTTGGAATAGTCGATTGATTATAAACAGTACTACAAAAACTTTCATCTATTTTATTTGATGAAAAACTAAAATTATTCCATTGAATAACAGGAATATCTTTAGGTATTTGTAGAGCAGATTCAATATTATTAACTACTTCAAACATTGGTAAATTACTTAACTTTGATGAAGCTAAGGCAATTTTCTTTTCAAAGTTTTTTGGATCCTTTGAATAATATGCAGAATAACTTTTAAAATTCTTTAAACTCATCTTATTTAAACTGGGAGAAACGGCTACTTGCGCTTGGAGTAAACGACTTAGCCTCAGTTTCTTGATCAGCAGTTATTTTTTGTATATCTTTATCTAAATTATCAGCAACTTCATGATCAACTACATCACCTTCTCCTCCTCTAGTAACTTCGCCACGACCGATTGCATCAAAGAATTCGTCAAACTCATTATCTACTTTATCTTTATCGTAGTTATCCATTACTACTCTCATAATCGCTGGTTCACCATGTAATCTAGCAAAGTGATTTTGATAATCTAATACTCTATCGTATGTTTCTTTATCTCTAGAATCAAGTTCAACATATGGCACGTATACTGCACCAGTCTCCTCTCTTTTCTTTTTAATTTGTTTATCAACCCAATCATTATAGCCTCCATTTCCATGGCCTTCAACTTCTTTTTTAGTCCATTCGCCAGGCTTACCAGTCCATGGTTTACCGTGAATAATCTTCCAAATTTGTTTTCCTATAAAGAATGGGAGACTTGCCATTGCTGCTTTTGGAAATTTAGGTAAAGTCTTGGTTGTCCATGAAACGAGTCGGGCACGTATTCCAGGATGAGTTGCAATATTTCCGATTCCTTTTTGATATGCTGCAAATTCAGCAGCTGTAGTAAATAGTTTATCTGCGCCAGCGGCTCCGCCATATCGTACCTCTTTTATTCCAGATTTAACAAAGGACTCAGAAGGTATGCGCCCTATCATTTTTCCCTCTTTACTATATGCATATAATAATTTACCATCATCACTTAATTTAAAAGTACTACCGACTTTTGCAGCATTATCCATTTTTTCAATAGCTTCTTTTGCAAGTCGAGTATCTAATAATTTAAATGAGTCACAAAAAGTGGTCATTTTTGTTCCAAAATTAGTAAGAGATTTTCCTAAGAACTCAAAGATCGGACGAAGCATTAATCCTAGTCCTGGAATATAATCTGTAACTTTAGCAAAGTTTTGGATAAATTTACCAAGCAGGGTTGTGCCCGATCCAATAGCTCCACCGATTAGTGATACTATCTTTCTAAGTAATCGTATAACCATACCAGATTCCTTTGTACTTAGTCGAGAAACAGCAACTGCTGCTTCATCAACTTGACCGGCAGATAATTTAACTAGTATTGGACTCGCAGAGTGCGCACCCCATTTTAAAGGTTTTAACATATCACCGCCGCCAATTACTAAAGCAGCAATAAGTGATATTGTACCCAACATATATTTTTTACGAACAAAATATATTATTGCGTTTATTAAATCTGCAACAACGCCTACTCCTGGAAAAATAAAATCTCCGACTACTCCAATAATATCAATAACAAATTGAAGTATTCCAATAGGGGATCCATTTTCTGTACATGCAAGGTATAACTTTTTAAGAACTGACCAGAACCCACTATTTGTTCGGGCAGTATGTGGTCCACCAGTAAAAGCAGTAGTTAAATCAGCTGGGGTAAATGCATCTGATCCTGGAGCAAGAGACATATCTGACTCTGCTAAAAATAGTCCTTTTAAATAATCCTTAAATGTATCGATTGACTCAGTTATTTCTTGGGAATCTGGAAATATTTTACGAGCAGATTCTAGAATAGAATTTGTTCCAGTTGTCATTCCTCGATAATAATCTGAAATTGCATTTTTTCCTTGATCTAAGATCATTGAAAGATGCAGGTCAAATAAGGCTGACTCTGAAATACTTGATTCAATTGAATTAATAAACATTGACTCATTAATAATTGAATCAACAGTAAGTCGATTACTTGAGTTTAATACTTTATTTAAACTATTAAATTGTTCAATTTGACTTTCATTTATTACGAAATCTGACATTATGATTCTTTTCTTATTATTTATCTAGTCAGATACGAATTTCGCTTAATTTACTAGGTTCACCTAAAGTAAGGCAATGAATTCGTTAGGTCTAACATTTTTTAAATAAGAGTCTATGAAATACTTATATGCTTGTTTTAATCCATCATCATCACATTCAGATAAATATGCGTATATTTCATAAAGATCGTCAAGAGTATTAAATGAAAATGCTGAACATATCCAATCAAATTTATATGAAACTGGAATCAATCCAAATATCATAGCTTCAAATATTCTAGCTGGTATAAATTGACGTTCATCATACTTATCCTTAGTAATATTTAACATGACTCTGCCGATTTCTAAAGTATTCCAAATATGTTCACGATCATTTCTTAATACGTGATAAGTGCGTTCACGATCAAATTGTTGAAATTCTTTTTCTTTACAAATTAAATAAAATGGTACCCCTTTTGAATTAGACTCATTATTAACCCAGTCCAATGAATCAAATAAGATTGAATTCTTAGAGTTTCCAGCTTTATAATTTGAAGTATCAATATTTCCATAGAATACTGAAACTGGTCGATTTATCTTATCGTAAGTTGACATATTTACATCAACACATTCTTGTAAAAATTTATTAGATATTCCTGGAAAATCAATAGACGGTATAATAATAGTTACAAAACATTTATATTTTTCATGAAATACTTGAGAAAGAGAAAGATCAGTATCTAAGATGAGTATTTGATGTGGTAAATAACCAGCAGAAACGGCGGCCTCAATGATTAGCTCAAACTCGCGAGCATCTTTCCATTTCTTAGATAAAGTTGAAAGATTTCTAAATCTAGCTTTTAAATATAATTTACTATACTCTTTATTTCGTATTTTTTCAATAACTAGATTTATATCATAATATGTATTTTCAATTAATTCCGTTTTGTATTTATTAAAAATATCGCCTCTTTCATCTGATGGAAAGGATTTAATTTGGGCAGATTCAATAACTTCTTCTGGATAATATGAATAAAAATCAAATTTATCTTCCATAAATGATTCTCTAATTGAATCAATTAATCCAAGTTGATATAGTGAGTGTCCTGGAGAATCTATATCATGTAGGTCAAGTAAACCGAAATAAGAGTATAAGCTTTTCATATTTTATATTTTTAATTATAATACACTAAATTATAGTAGATATTAATATTTACATATTAATCTTTAGGTTTCATCTGGGTGAACCCTAATATAAAAAATGAGCGCCTATTCAGACGCTCATTATGAGGTAAAGGAAAATTGAAAGTATTAATTGTTTTTCAAGGCAACAATATGAGTAATAAAGTTTTTACCATACTCCACTGCATCGATTTTACGAACAACATCAAAGTTTTCTTCAAGAATAGAAACTATCTCTTGGAATTTTTCAACACGATTCGTTTTTAATGGTTTGTACATAAAGTGATATTCAATAATAAATACTCGAACATTAGACCAATCAGTAACTGATTTGATTAATTCGTATTCAGCACCTTCAACATCCATTTTAATCGCAGTTGCTCCATGTTCTTTAATAGCAGCATCAATATTGATTGCTGGAACATGCAAGATCTCACGACCACGAATTGGTAAAATTGAATGTTTTCCAGAGTCATTAGATATAAAAAAGTCAACCGCTTCTTCATTTCCTGGAACAATTGCTTTTTGTACAACTGTACAGTTTGACTCTACTCCATTTACTTTAATATTTTCTAGAGCAAATGATGCATTGTGTGGAAGAGCTTCATAAGAAACTACACTTTGTATTTTTGGAAATTGTCTAGCCATACGAATAGCAAATAATCCAATATGGCCACCAATATCTAACCATTTATCTTCTTGATTAAATACTGCATTTACATCCATTTCTGGACCATATGCAGAAGAAGTAAGAGGTTTAATATATTCTCCACTTTTTGGGCTTTTTGAAACGTTTGTCCCAACGTTATACTTAACTTCATTTAATCCTTTTCGGATATAAAATTGAAAGTCACCATATTTTGTTTTCCAATCGATCAATTCTAATTGATCGAATTTTTTAGCAGTGTTAAAGTCTATACGAGTATCCATCTAAATATTGTTTTTATGTATTATTATACTGCAGGAACTTCTTTAGTTTTAGCAGGTGATGGTTTTACTCTTTCAATTGTAAGAATACCTTGGTTAACAGATGTAGAAAAATTAATGTTTTTCTTTTTAGCATAGTACCATACTAACCCTCGAGTATTTTGGATCTCTTGAGTAGATGTAAATCCTGAAATTTCAAAGAAAGTACCAACTTTTAATGCGTCTAATCTTTCTTTAATTACTGAAGTTACAGGTTTCATTGCGATTTTTGCTGATTTCTTGATCGGCCCGATTTTAATAGAATTTTTCATAATAATTAGTTTTTATTTTTGGTTATTATACATATAAATTAAACTAATTAAAATAAAAAAGGGATATTTTTTAAATATCCCTTTGATTATACATTTAAATCTCGAGTAGTCGGCAGCTTTTTGCTTGTCTTCTTTACTTTATGTTTTTTAGTTAGTTCCATTTTTTCAAGACTTGACTCTTTAAATCTTTCATTTTTAAATCCAATCATAACTAGATAAGAGGATCCTTCGATTGCAGTTATCTTGCCAATTCGATCTTTGACTTTTACTGATTCGCCAATTTTAAATTTTTGAGTATTCTTGATAAATGGATCGAGCGACTCTTTTAGGGAGCCGCTCATAAAATCCTGATATGATAAAATTAAAGATTTCATTTAATATCTTTTTTAAATAGGTCTAAACCTACATAATCTTGTTTAAGGACAGTAAGAGTAGATTCAATAGATTCTCTAATGCCTGTTAATTTTTTAACAGCATCTGAATCAAGGTCTGGACTAGAAATAGCAGCTTGCAATTTTTCCATTGTTTGTTCTAATTTAGTAATATCTACTGAAATTGAAGATTTCTTTTCTTCTATTTTCTTATATGCGTCTTTCTTCTCATCAATTTTAGTTTTGAAGATAGGGCTAATATCATAATTGAATTTAGTCATACAAAACTCATATAATGCATGTTCATCAACTTTTTTCCAATTACGTTCTACTGTGTTTATCTTGTCGCAAATATAAAACTCTTCATTCAATTTTAAAATAGTTGCTTCAGCAAGAGTTCGGTCATTTGATAATTCTTTAATAAAATCAAGATTAAACAAGTTTTTAGAATTTTCAAATAGAGTAATTACTCTTTCTTTAATTGAAGTATTTTCCAATACTAATGCTTCCATTAAATTAATATCTTCAATATTTAAAACTTTTGATTCATTTAAATAAAGATCTAATTCACGATTTTCATTTGTTTTAAAACCAATATTGAAATTTCTAATTGAATTTGATTCAACACCAGTTCCATCAATATTTTTCTTAAATCCTAGTGTTGCAAAAGATTCAGATACTTTATAGAATTTAGGAAACTTTTCTTTTACGTAAGCTGGATCAATTTCAGCGATTTTAAATGTTCCATCAATATAAACACTTGTCTCTTTTCCAGTAAGCCCCTTAGATTCGCGTATAGATACAAATCTATCATCCATATAAACAATTAAACCGTCTTTTGCTTTAGTTGCTGGAGTAATTAAATTAGTAACTTGCGTAAATGAATCGCCTTCACCTAATGTAAAATATCCAGTAGTTTGTGATTCTACAATACGTAGATCTGAAATTAGCTGGTTTATTACAGGGACAGTATTTCCATATTTAAGTTTAAGAATATCTGAAGTATAAGATTCGTTAATTAACATCTTTTTAAGATCTTCACTAACTTCATTATAATTTTGACTAGGCATTGAATCTAGTGAATACACTGCATTCAATAGAAGGATAACTGAACGATTTTCATTTAAGTAACGTTCAGTGTTTTTTACTTGTGTTGCAATTACTGTATCATAATTATGAGAAGCAAATGCATTAATAAAACTTTCACATAATACAAAGTCTAAAATCCCTTCATTTAAGTAGTTTTCAAAAACTTCAACTTGAGAAGAAATTACAGGATTACTCCAAGATTTAGATTCTTTAATTGCATTTAATTTTTCTAATAAATTTGCTTTTTTAGCAATTGAATAAGTTAAAACAGTATCAGTATTTTCAATTTTTTCAAATTGAGATACAATTGATTCTAATACTGGACTAGCAACATTTGATTTAATTGCAGCAATTCCATTTTTTAGATTAGAATAGATGCTATCTTGCGATTCGCCTAATACGATTGACTTATCAATTGACTCAGTTAACAGTTTAACCAATGGCTGTGAATTAATTGCAGTATTGCTTTTAAGTTCATTTAATATTTTATCTACGAAGCCTTTCATTTCGTGCATAGTTATTTTTTTTTTATTTATCTCAATAAATGAGTAATTATTTATTTTTGACTTTATTACTCGTATGTACTACGTGTATTTCGAAGATCGGTTCTGATCGATATTGCATCAGCTACTCCAAATCTATTTACTAATGGAGCAACTCCAATATCTTTAATACGAGTATCTGCTTCAGAAAATTTACTAGTTACATCCCAACGCTCAATAGTATTTAATTTAGTTCGAATGTCTTCAAAGATTAATGCTGTGCTTTTTTGAGAAGTTGCTCGAGCTTTAGCTTCAACTATTGCTAAATCAACATCTGCTTGTTCACTCGGCTTTCTCCATTCTCCAGTATACATTAAAGTCTCTCGACCATCTTGAGCAACTGACGTTAGATAAACTGTCCGATTTGCTGAAGTAACAACGGATTCACTATCTTTTTTAGAGATATTAAATGTAATCCTGCCAGTTGATAAATTTTCAAGATTTGAATCATTTACGTTATCTACTGATATTTTACCAGAGTCAGTTTCAAAAACCAAACGGTATTTTGCAGAATTTACATTTAGATCTAATGGAACTAGTGGATTAGATCCATTTGATAATGAAGAGTCAGTAAATACTTTTATTTTTAGAATATTGTCAAATGGCGATAATACAAATCTCCATTTACCTGGACTAAAAATTACCTCTTCTGTAGAATCATGAACAGTCACGCCAGATTCAATTTTAGATATTGAAATATTATTATTTGTAAAAAATATTGGTATATATTCAGTACGGACAACTTCTGTAACAATAGGAGCAGATAGTATATCCTGTTGAGTAATAACTCGTGGCCGACCTACTGCTGGTGGTTCAATGAATAATTTAGTAGCCTCAAAATTATTTTTTACAATCTTATTATAAATTTTTTGAGATTGTGGTTTATCTAATAGTGGAATATTCGTTAATTCCTTTCCATATTTTTTTGGAGAAATTAAACTAAATGAACCTTCTCGAATAATTTGTTCACCATTTCGCCTATTTGTTAATCTTGCAATATAATCAATTGACATACTAATTGCTTCATTCGCGTTTTTTAATACTGGTCGAAATACATTAGGCTCGTCATATGAATCTTCTTGAAAAAATATAAGTCTCGAAGTATTAATAAAGGCAGAGCCTACTTGTTCAAATACACTTAACTGATGAACTATAATCCAGTCATCTGCTGGGTTTCTACGATTTAACATAGACAATAATTCTCCAGGAAATCCAGAATTAAAAGTTAAGTAAAATTCTAAGTAATCGCCAACGATTGATTCATTAATTTGGGCGCCTACATTATCAAATTCATTACTTTGTGAAAGTGTTGCAGCATATGAATTAGATGCTTCATATGAGTCATAACTAGTTAAAGTATTCGTATATATTGTATTCTTCTTACCACATTCTAATAGAGTAATAGTAATAGGATTATTATAAATAAAACCTACTGGTGATGATGGAAGATCTGGGGTTATTGCAGCAGCAAAGGTTAATGTTGGATTTGGAGCAGTAACAAAATCTTCATTTATATTTTTTATAGATGGTACTAGGATATCAATATACCTGTCATATAGTGAATTAGAAAGAAATAATGGTTTAGGGTTAAATGTTATAAGTTGAGAAATTGTTTCTGGTGCAAGTAAAATATTTGCAAAAGTATTAACAACTCCATTATTTTCTTTATTTGTAATTGAAAGAATAACAGCTTTAAATGTATCAAAGTCAAATCCTGAAACAAAGTGAAATCGTACTTTGTCCATTACCACATTATATCCAGATAGTGTACTACTTACTAAGTTAGTATTATATTGTAAATAATCCGGAATTTTTTCACTATCTAGGTATGCATATTGATTATTTTCTAATGCAACTACTGATATATCTTGAATATTTTTAGTAGTTAAATACGAACTATCTTTGTTAAAGATTTGGTGTCCGCCAATAACATTATTTTCTAAAAATATAAAATCATCTGTATAGAAATTAAGTGAACCGAGCGGTTCAAATTGATATTCAACTACACAGTATTGAGTTAAGCTAATAAATCTACTTTGAGCCATAGTTAGTTATTTCTTTTTAAAGGATTTTAATTTATAAGTATATCCAAAACTTATTTGCTGAAGGGTGTTTGCACCTAATATAATATTATGGACGTCATATAAATTAACTCCAAAATTTAAACCAATTGCATCACCTGTATTATTTAATGTTTTAATATAACTTCCTCCAACTAACCACTGTACTTTATTTTGAATAATCGTTGGGTAATCTTTAGGCGGAATACTTGAAATTGTCAATGAGTCAACTTTTAACCAGGTTGGGCCAATGAGTCTACTTTTCCAAGTTCCTCGAGATTCCTCAGTAAGAACAATTTTAATTGGTAGTTTACTAAATGAAAATTCACCTCGATATGCGGCAGTATTTTTATTTACCCACCCATCCCAAAATACAAATGGGTCTTTTTCAGTAGGGTATTTTAAGGAAAGATTTAATTGATTTGTATCTAATGGATCACGTTTAGCAAAACCTGAAACAACTTTCTTATCTAATGTAATAATTGCATTAGTAATACTAAGTAATCTTTCATCTTGGCCTCTAACTTTTTTATATAATTCTAAATTAGTTGACCTTAACTCACTGATTAGATCCTCCTGTGATTTATAATAATCAACAATTTTAGCATATTGTCCATTTGCCTCCTTAGTTAATTTATCAGATGCAATAATTGATTTCTTAACATCATCAGACAAATTAAGAAGATCCTGTTGAGTAAGACTTATTTTCCAAGACATAAAGATAATCACAAATATTAAAACAATAAATGCAATTCTATTAAAATTATCCTTATTCATATTTTTTAATTATTTCTAGAATATCATCAGGCGTTAATTGTTTGCCTGTGAGCTCCTCTAATTTATTTATTATCTCTTTTTCCTGTTCTCGAGTACTAGCAAGTACGTCGCTTACCATTTGTCTCTCTTCTTCTAATTTCTTAGCCTCTCTTTCAATTCTTTTAAATTGAGAGTGAATTGCTGAGTAAGTTGAGTATAGGCTAAATAGCTGGCCATGTAGTGTATTTTCCATATTAATTATCTTTAATTGTCACATCAAGTCCGCTAAGAAGAATTCTTTCAAGTCTAGATATTGAATTAACTAATTGTGAAATATCAATACTTGAAGTATTATTAATAACTTGTGCCTCCGAGGTAGGCATAGAGGATTGAGGTGAGTTTTGTGAATTATTTGTAGATGATTCATTTGTTTGAATCAGTGTGTTATCTGAATTATTTGAAGTAGATGGAGATTCTGAAAAATTAGAGGTGGAAGTATTGTTTGCTGATTGTGATGAGCTATTTTGATTAATGTCAACCGATTCAGCAGGTTTTAATACTTCAATATTTTGTCGATCGACTGTCACCATATTAAGTTCATTTGAATCAACTGAAGAATTTGATCGATCTATATTTTCAGAATTATTAGAAGACTGACTTGATTCAGTATTTGATTCTACTTGTTCTAAATTATTTACGGATGATTGGGAAGACATCTCAGTTTCTCTAGATGCAGAAGATGTCTCATTTAAATTAACTGTATTTAATGTAGATTGTCTACTTATACTATATGGATTTTCTTCATTTGAAGATTCTGAAGTATTATTAACGTCGCCGAGTTTGGTAGTACTCTCAGTAACCGATTGCATATTTAATTCAGATTGAGAAGCTGAAAGATTTTGAGTATCATCAGATGAATTTTCTATACTTTGGTTAATTTGATTATTTAAAGTATCCAACTGTGATTGGCTACTAGTAGAAGATTCAGTATTCTCAGCAGAGTCGTTATTTATAGAAGACTCAGTATTCTCAGTAGATTCGTTATTTATAGAAGACTCAGTATTCTCAGTAGATTCATTATTTATAGGTGATTCAGTAGTTTCATCTATTAAATTATTAATAGTCGATTCATTAGTCTCAACGGATGAATTATCAATGTCACTATTTAATGTAGTTAAGGACGTTTGGTTAGAGCCAATTTCTGATTCTGATTTAACTTCAGGTAGGTCTGCCTCTAAATTAATGTTAATAGGTGAAGATTGATCTTCCTCAAAACTACTTAATTCTTCAACTAATTCTTCTTTATTGGATAAAACGCTTTCAATATTCTCTTTAATTGCAAGTGAGTCAACCGACTCTTCAGATTGGTCATTGATTGCATTAGCGATTGGTGAAATAATTGAAGTCTCACTAGATTCAATTGGATTTATTGTGTTAGCGGAAGATTTATTTTTAGATTCAGCTGGTTCATAAGATAACCACTTAGCTTCAACTTGCTCATTTTTTAAATTTTTCCATGCAACTATTCCTAAACTAGAATCAAAAATATTTACGCCTGATTCCTGTAAGGAAGACTGTAGTTTTAATAATACTTCAGATTTATTATTTCCAATTATTGTATTATCTGAATCATATACAATTGTGTCTTTATCTGGTGGCTGTTGTCCAGGAGTATTATCATACCCTGACTTTTTCCATTTTTTCCAGTTTAACCCAACTTGTTCTTTTTTTGAATCAATCGGATCCTCTAAATTAGAATTAATCTGATTTACAGAGGAATATTTTTCTCCTTTATTTGGATTGATATTGTCGGTCACCTCTAATTCTTTTTTATTATTTATTTAATTTTTAGAGCATCTGGTAAATTAACCTTCATAGGTTGAGTTTGTGTAATATCTGTAAATATATCATTTTGACTATTTGCCTCTTCTATCTCTTCATTAATAATATTTATAAGTAGTGAGTATTCAGAATAATCTAAATTATATAAAGTGTCAAATGATTGGTTAAGCTTCACTGCCAAGTCTTTATTGAGCTTAAATAAGTTCATCAAGTCCAGCTGAAATAATGAAAATATCTTTGATAGTGAAGCTTCCTTGCGAAAAAACGTGGCTCTCAGTAACGTCTTTACATATTTCACAAACACTAGCAACTTTATTTAAGCTAGCTGCTTTTAATTGTTCAGTAAATTTATGGATAAAAATAAACTTATTTTCTGGCCAAGTAAGTGATTCAAATTTTAAATCAACTATATCTTGTGGACTTGCCATTCTCCAATCATTAACTAGATATGGACCAAATTTATAGAATGCTTCGTCTATTTCTACGCCACGTTTAATATCATCCTTTTGCTTATTTCTAAATCTGCCCTCTGTACCAATGGTAGGTAAGTAAATATAAAAAGTCTCATTTAATTTTTCTGAGATAATTTTAAAACATCTTTCTTCTGGTGAATACCATTTCATTAAGTCAGTAGGATATTCAAATCCATGAAGATTCATACTCAATACTTGTGTATTATTAATATGGCCATCATTTTTACATTTAATATTAGCAAAAAGTTTATTTTCCTGATTAGGAAAGGTCAATTCGTATAATCTAAATAGGATATGGTAACGATCTATTTCTAAATAATCATTAAAATTTAAAGGTCTTCCTCCAGGTACTCGAAGTTTTGTACAAGCATTTAAAATAAAGTTGATCTTTTCTCTAACATCAATTGGATCATTTTCATCGATTGTTGACCAGTGACGAATTTCTTTAGTTTTAGCTGGGCGTAATAATAATTCAGCACCTTCTGGATAAAATAAACCCTTTGATGGAATATGACTAAGATCTAATAATTTCCAAGAAGATTCAGAAGCTGCTGATAACTCTGGATTTTCTGAATACCCTCGAGATTGACCGAGTGACGGTTTTACGTAAGGTTCAGGAATATCTTCTTTAACTGAAATAGTATTTACTCCATGAAGTCTATCTTGCTCTTCTAGGAAGCGAGCTGCTTCTTCTTCATCAATGTAAGCTGACATATAAAAACGTTTTTTATTTTATATACTAAAGCTCACAATTGGTTCTATCATTAGTGAGGTTACCTCTAATTAAATTAAGCTGGAACCATGGGTATTTTATAATCAACACCATTGATTTTAACTTTCCAAGTTCGAGTAGGCGTAATTGTTTCGGTTGTAATTAAACCGGCAGTAACCCCAGATGAACCTACAACAAACTGATTACTTCCAGTTGCGATTGCGCCGGAACCTAATATAATACAGCCATCAAATGTTTTTGCCCATGCA